ATACCTGTTGTAATCGCATCACTTGATAAAGTACCAACTGCGGTATTTTGAGCGCCTGTAGTGTTTGAGTACAAAGCATCCTTTCCGACAGCAGTATTGTTATCCGCTGTTGTATTAGAACGCAAAGCGTTAGTGCCTAATGCTACATTTGAGGTGCCTGTTGTATTCCCCATCATAGAGAAAGCGCCAACAGAAGCATTGTTGCTTGATGTCGTTGTAGCGTAACCTGATTGTGCGCCTATGAAGGTGTTGTATAAACCTGTAGTAGCTGACAGTCCTGCATCATTTCCGACGGCTGTATTGTAACCGTGCGCCCCTGCGTTTAGATTTGCTAAAGTTCTATTACCTACAGCCACGTTAAGACCATGACCATCTTCTGAGGTAAGAGCAAAATAACCTATAGCAACGTTGGAGGGGCCTGTAGTAATCGCATCGCCTGCCTCAGCACCAATAAACGTATTGTATGCGCCTGTGGTTACGTCATTACCTGCGTTATAGCCGACCGCTGTGTTGTACGTGCCAGAGCTATCGGTAACATTCATGTTAGCCAAAGCCCTAGAGCCTACCGCAACATTATAAAAACCTGTTGTATTGGCGCTAAGGGCTTTATAGCCAAGACCAGTATTCTCACCACCAACTGTTATTGCGTCACCAGATAAACTACCAAAGAGAGAGTTAGAGGTGCCTGTGGTCATTAGGTTGCCTGCTAAATAACCCATAGCAGTGTTGTCACTTGATGTAGTAACACTTAGCAAAGCACCATGACCCAACGAAGAGTTTTGGCTACCTGTAGTAACGCCACCTAACGCACTTTTACCGACACCCGTGTTAGAGCTTCCTGTGGTCATAGCATCACCAGCCAAACCACCAATAAGGGTGTTGTTTACGCCTGTAGTTACTGAATAACCAGCATCAGCCCCTACCGCTGTATTATAAGTATTAGCGGCTCCACTCGGATTCATGCTTGACAGGGCTTCTCTGCCTATAGCAATGTTTTGACTGCCCTGTTGATTTGATTGTAAGGCGTTTACTCCGATTGCAACATTATTATCACCATCGGTTATTGAATCGCCTGCACTTGCACCAACAAGTGTGTTGCGAATACCTGTGGTTATTGCATAGCCAGCAAAAGAACCAACGGCAGTATTGTATGCGTTGGTAGCGCTACCGTAGTTTTGAGTTCTTAAAGCAGACGGGCCGACAGCTACAGAATGCGAGCCAACTGTATTAGTGCCTAAAGCGTCGTAACCTATCGCTACATTCTCAAAACCTGTGGTTGTAGCGTCACCTGTAAGACCACCTAAGAATGTATTTTTTATACCTGTGGTTACTGAATAACCTGCGTTATATCCTATAGCAGTGTTGTAGTTACTTGTTTCAGATGTAAAGTTTTGCGAAAACAAAGCTCCTTCGCCAACAGCTACTGCTCTTTCGCCTTTTGTATCTGAGCTTAAAGATGCATAACCTATTGCTGTGTTTGCATCTCCAGTTGTAAGAGCATCACCAGCCAAACCGCCAATAAGCGCGTTGTTTGCGGCTGTGGTTATATAAAAACCAGCATCCTTTCCGACAGCGGTGTTATTTGATCCTGTCGTGTTAGATGTTAAGGCGCTTCTACCTAAGCCCGTGTTGTTTGCTCCAGTTGTGTTTTGCCCTAAAGCAGAGCCACCTACCGCTGTGTTGTTGTCTGCCGTGGTATTAGCATCCAGAGCAAAAGCACCAACAGAAGTGTTGTGCGCGCCTGTAGTGTTTGCGCCTAAAGAGGATGTTCCTACGGCTGTGTTGTTATTAGCCGTAGTGTTTGCAAGTAATGCACCATAACCAAGGCCAGTGAGATATTGCCCTGACGTGTTAGCACGTAAGGCTGTTGACCCTACTGCCGTATTATATGTGCCAGTATTAAGTTGTAATGATTGATAGCCTACACCAACATTATCAGTACCCGTTGTATTTGACGCCAAGGCGTCTAAACCAATACCAGTGTTTTTGCTTCCTGTCGTGTTTGCATAAAGAGATTGATAGCCTACGCCAACATTATTGTCGCCCGTAGTGGTCGCGATGCCAGCGTTGTCACCCACAAGCACGTTGTAGTTACCGCCTGAAGCTATGACCTTACCTGCGTTAACACCTATCGCTGTATTGCTTGTGCCAGCCGTTAGAATTGCTAAATAACTATTTGCATCCGAATAAAATCTAGCCGTGCCACCCGCAGTAAAGGCTAAAGTGTTTGTACCACCTCTGTACATTCCTGTGTCTGTGTCAGAGGTAAAGGTGATAGAAGGCGCAGAATTTGACCCATTCCCAAAACTTCCTGTGCCAGTTACGTCGATGCCTGTGGAGGTTGTGGCAATCTTTGCCGCATTGTCGTAGTAAAGCGTTACTGCGCCGTTTTCAGTAGCCGTCAAAAGGTTTTCATTGTCAGCCGCATTGTTTACTAATAAAGACGGAGTCTTGATTCTTACTCTTGTGTCTTCTCCAATGATTAAGTCATTAGTCGTATTAACAATATAGCTATTAGTTCCATCATGATAAATCTGTAGGTCAGAGCCAGCACCAAAAATAGCTCTTGAGTTATCCGCAAAGGTGATATCGTCGCCTGTGCCTACAGCAATGTCTGTGCCGCCAGTGGTGTTGCCATTAGCAAGAACCTCGGCCAGCGTGTCAGCCGTAGCAACTTGAGAATCTACATAGGCTTTGATCGACTGTTGGGTGGCGAGTGCTGTGGCGCTGTTAGACGCCATGTTGTCTTCATCTTTGATGCTTGAAACGGTAGCGCCGTCGCCATTAAGTGTAAGGCTGTTAATGTTTGTGATGCCTTCTTCGACGTTTGTGCCATCACAAAAGACCACCATGTTTTTGCCGTTAGGAACAGCAATACCTGTGCCAGAAGACGTTTTGACAGTAATCGTCTGACCCGTGCCATTCTCGACAATGTAAATTTTAGATGCCGCTGGGCAAATGACCGTACCTGCGCCAGACAATGCTGTGCTAGTGTCAGTTAAAGTAAGGATCGCCGCACGAGACTCTGAAGTGGTACCATCAGCACTGGTGAGCGTGTGAGAGTTGCTACTCCACGTATTAATAACTTTGCGGCCTGCGATGGCTTCTTCAACCATTGCTGTGATGTTATCGTTTACAACATCACCCCAAGTGCCACTTAATTCGCCCTGAGTAGGTAGTGCTAACTTAAGTATAGTAGTGTACTGTGTTGCCATTCTTTTGTCCTCAAGCGGCTATATCATCCCAATTTGGCGTCTGACCTGTATCCAGATTACCCCAAGAAGGACTCTGCGTATCTGTAATGTTCTGCCAATTTGGGGCTTGTCCTGATGATATATTACCCCAAGTCGGCGTTTGTCCGTCAGAAATCGCTTGCCAGTCTGGTGTCTGATCCGTAGGTATTTCACCCCAGATAAACACATTTCCGACCGCACCCGAGGCTTGTACGCCTGTTGGAAGTGCGGTTGCTCCAGCAGTAACAGTTACTGTACCTAAACTTGCGGTACTTTCAACTCCTGTAACTATAACATCAACAACAACACCAACGCTTACATTTCCGATTGCACCAGTCGCTTCGAGACCTGACGGGGTTATAACGGTGTCACCTGTTACAGCGACAGTGCCAAGAGCTGTGGTAGCTTCTTCTCCTGTAACGCTGACATTAGCATCAGCAACGATAGAAACGGTGCCAAGAGAACTAGTGGCTTCAAGTCCCGTCGGAGATACATTTGCTGTCCCAGTAACAGTGACAGAGCCAAGGCTAGTAGTGGCTTCAAGTCCTGATGGGGAGACAATGGCGTCACCTGTAGCAACAACCGTACCGAGCGCAGTCGTACCTGCAACGCCAGTAACTGCAAAGTTTGCATCACCTGAAACGCTGACAGTGCCTATTGCACCGGTAGATTCGACACCGGTTAGAGATACGTTCGCATCACCTGTGACGGTGACAGAACCAAGAGCTGTGGTAGCTTCTTCTCCTGTGACACTGACATTCGCGTCAGCGGCGACAACGACTGTACCAAGCGCGGACGTAGCAGAAAGACCCGTAACACTGACATTTGCATCAGCAGTGACGGTGACAGAACCTAAAGCAGAAGTACCGGCGACACCGGTAACGCCGACGTTGGCGTCGGCAACAACAAGAACGCTTCCTATACTACCAGTGGCTTCAAGTCCTGATGGTTGAACTGTAGCCGCACCGGTAACAGTAATATTACCAAGTGCGCCAGTAGCTTCTAATCCAGTAACACTAACATCGGCATCAGCGGCGACAACAACAGTGCCAACTGCGCCGGTAGCTCCTACTCCATCGACGCTTACAATGGTGAGATCTGTACCCCAAGAGCCTTGGCCCCAAGCGGTAGAGCCCCACCCTGTATACGTGACAGAGGAGGGCATTACGCTATCCGAATAATGGCGTTACTCGCGTCGGCTGTAGGGAACTGAATCTGAAAATCACCAGCGGTAGACGTTTTGTCGGCACCGAAATCAAGAACAGCAACAGCAGGGTTACCGCCGCCAGATTTATATATCAACGCTCCACGTGCGGTAATTGTTGCGGTAGACCACGTTGTATCTGCAAAGTCTAGCAATGCAGTGGTTCCAGACGTCGTGGGAGCTACAACAGTTAACGTGTTACCACCTGCTGTGTACCCGGTTCCTGAAACTTCGTTTGTTGTTGCATACGCCGTTGTAGACGCTCCAAGAGTTGCAGACGAAGTAAACAACGCTATTTTGAACGTTGCCGATGTGTCTGAACTAAAATCCATTTCGCCATCAAGAAGCGCTTTCTTGAATGACGTGCACATTGCTTGAGTAATTGCCATTTTCTATCTCCTAATTCACGTCTAGGCTGGCTTGCCCCGAACGATACGTATCACTACGCAGTTTACCATCACCAAGCACTCTGAGAAGCTGTAATGCCTGCACATAGAACTTTTCGTAGTTTTGAATGATATCTGGCTCACTTTTCATGAACCTAGCCGCTTCGACTAAAGCTCCGTTAAGTAACGCAGAATCAAATTCATCGCCTAACCACGTAGTCCCCGCTGTCACAATAGACTCAGGGTAATACCCGTAATGAAGTTCAACTGTGTACCCACTGTCAGGTGTTGGACCTACAATAAAAGTATCATCGTCGAAATTAGCGTAGTGCTTAGGTAGCCCAGTAGTCGTTTGTACGGGATAAGCCTCACGTACGAAGTTAACGTCTTTGTTCAGTAGAAAATGGTAATTACCGTTACCATCAACGACCGCGAGACTGTAGGTATACAAGTAGTCAGCCGGTGTAGATAAGTACTTGTTGCTCGCAGTTAGCGTTCCCGTAACGTTTTTACGGAGCGCAGGTATCTGAACAGTGTTATATATTTTCTGTTCTGCCTGCTCAGTGAACATAGCGAGCTGTGCATCAGTGAATGTGTTTTCAGTGATGTCTTCAATATTAGTTTTCAGCTCGGTATAGTTCATAACTTACCCCATAGGACCGCGAGCATAGAGTCCTTTTGTAGCCGCACCAGTACCCCGAACCTTAACTTTCTTGTTCTTTGACTGTGGTTTCTTAGCTGTTTTTTGCGTTTTCTTCTGCATAGTAACTACTCCTATGAAATCTGAACTGTAGCTTGCCCTATAAAACCAGTACCCACAACCGGCTTGACAGGCTCAATAAGTGCGCGGCTAGACGCATACTGATTAGAATCGGGCCGAGGATCGCGTAACGCTTGCGGATCGTGGACGGGAAACTCACCTAACTTAAGTTGTGGGTGGTCTCCATCCCAACATTCTGGGCACGCTTTGATGTTGGTATCTCGTCCCTTTTTATAGACGTTCTTTAGCTCACGTAGTTTGTACGTAAACCCACATACGTCGCATACACCAAGAGCTTTTTTGCTTGACGCGAATTGAGTAGCCACATCAGATCCTCATCATACGAGGCACAAACCGAGCTGGTGTTTTTTCCCTATCCTCTGCCGCCGCAAGTTGGAACTGCTCTTCGTATATTTGCTTTAGTAGAGGTACACGTTCTGTAAGTTCTGGCACCTTCACCGCTATGTGATATGCAAGGCCAGCGACCAAACAAGGCAAAAATCTAAAGTTCATATCTGCGGTTTCTGCACCTGCACCTGCGTCTTGGACTCGGCGGAGTCTCCAATACTTAAACGTATAGTCGTTAGAGTCTGGAACAGGCCATACATTGATCTTTGGGTTATCACGTAGTCGCTCGATCCATACTTGAATTGGCCTACCACGTGATAACTTGTTTGGGATAGATGCGTAAGTGCTTACGCTGATACGACTTATCGTGAGGTCTGATTGTGTCGATTGGTTACCAGCACCGGTACGAATAACCTGTTCGAGAAGATCGATAGTATCGGCGGGTAAATCATACTCAGACGTACCAGTGGTTAGGCTTACGGTACCTTCGTCGATGGTCCATAAGTTAATTCCACGGTTTTGCCACTCAATGGTCATCAGGTTCATGGAACGACGAGCTGTGCGGAGGTCGTATCCAGATCGCATTTCACGGCCAGCACGCTCCCACGCTTCTTCAGCGATCTCCGTGAAGTCCATGTTAAATGCTGTAGTACCTGAAGTTGCCATTACTTTTTACTCGCAGATTTCTTCTTGGCTGGAGCTTTTTTCTTAGCTACAGGCTTCTCTTTAACGGGTTTTTTAACCCCCATTGATTCTAGTTTAGCCTCTGCTTGCTCTTTAGTCATCAAGTCAAATACAACTGTGACATACGTACCATCCGCGTTTTTAGTGCCAACCTGATAGACCGGACCACCATTAGAGAACTTCCCGTTCTGGAATACTTCCATTACTTCTCTCCTTACGTGTACAACGTTTTCTTGCGTCTATCACCCATAACAACACCACAACCACGAGCTATAGAACGCTTCCCGCGAGCAAGACCACCCTCACGAAATTTTACTTCCGCTTGCTTGGTGTTTTTGACTACCGTCTTACCTTTCTTACCTTCACGCTTCTTCTTTTTAGCTGTAGAAGAACGTTCAGATTTTGATAGGCTTTGAGCCTTACTCCTAGGCAAACATCGATCAGGGTTCTTTTTGTCTTTAGAAGTGCCGCACTCGCCTTTGATCTCGCCATCAGTACCGATGCGAACCCACTCTTGATCTCGCCACTTCTTCAACTCACCCATTACTTCTTCGCCTTTTTGCCTTTAGCGCCCTTAGCATAATTAGGGTCTTTGCAGTATTTAGACGCCGCCATATTTGCGTAAGCAGACGGGTATGTATCAAAGGTGCGTTTTGCCCACGCCTTACCCTTAGAACATATTTTCCCGCCTGACTTATAGTAACGCCGCATGTTATCGCATCTTGCAGGGGCGAACGCCTTTACTGGCAATACCTGCACCACGAACCTTGCCGCCCTTGGCGTAGCCTTTCTTTTTCATAGCCATGCCACCCATGTTCATGCGCTTGCGAGGTGCCGCTGGGCCAGTGCCCATAACAGCATCCATAGCATCGCTACGCTTCTTTTTCTTCTTGGGCTTCATCTCAGGCTCCATGCCTTTAGACTTCTTCATGTCTTTGGCGTTTTTACCCTTAGCCATATCGCCCGAACCCTCGCCGTCCATAGCGTACGCTGGGACCATTTTGCCAGTAGCAGGGTCTTTAACCATTTCGAGCTTGCCGCCAGCCTTACCGCCCTTACTATAACCTTTCTTCTTCATTGCTATCTCCCTCCGCGTAGAGATTGTCAAAAACTTGATTTACATCCAATGTGTAGTCTAAGTCAGACTTACTGTAGTGAATATGTTGTGAAGGTAAGAAATCAGGAGCACCTTCTCCCATTTCAAACCACGCAGGGTGCGACACGCGCACTCTGTTATTAGGTAACGCTACGATGTTCCCTGTCCACTTGCCCGCATCTAACAGCTCAAGCACATGCGCTTGTTTGTGTTGTGCTGGGTCATCAGCGATTTCAGAATCAGTGTAATCCACCGTGAAATAATATTTGGCTGGATAAAACTTACCGTCAATCTTAGCCATCCAAGGACATGGAGTGCATCTATCTAGAACGTACACGCTATGCGTACGAGACGCGCAATCCCACGGTTGAGCCGCCCAAACAGGCATAGGATCAGGCCATTCTTCTAGAGGTGTATCCCCTACAAGTGCCGTAATCGGCATACGTGCCCACATAGCTCCGCCGTGAACATTGGGTTCGTCGGTGTCGTCTGACTCACAGCCAGTAAAAATAACCTGAAAAGACAAACATCGATTAGGAATAGTGGTTACAGCAATGACCATAGCGTGTAAAAACTCGCCATGATACGCCGTGTGGTTGTGCGTATATTCTCTACGAACCCAACATTTAAAATGAGGAATATTTGATTGTAGGAACGCCATCAGCAGTTCCACTTCCGCAAACTTTTGTTGATGCGGCTGTTAGGATCCTTCGCTGTCTTTGCGCTGGTGTTCCGCTTCTTCATGCCTTCCATACGAGCACAAAAAGACTTACGCCGTTTAGCGGCTTTAGAACCTTTCTTTAACTTGCTAGGCTTGGTCGTTACCGCAGTCTTCAGCTTACTACCGGGATTTTCCCGGCGGTAGCTTTCAACTCCTTTCTTGTTAAGCCCGCCGGACTCGCTTTTACCTTCCTTGCGTGTCCACGCGGGGCTTTTCTTAACCGAGCCGCCTTTCTTGTAGTAAGCCCGCATAGTATTTATCCATAGAACACTGTCATAGCAGTAATGTTAGTGAACGCACTTACATATACGTCTGACTGGCACCGAATACCGTCGTCAGGAATGTTGACGGAGTGTGAATCAGAAGCAACGAAGTCTAGGTCTAATACAGTGCTCCCGCCGTTACCATCAGTGATAGTAAGGCGAGGACTTCCTGTAGTGCTCAAAACTTGCACTTGGCGAATACGCGCAGGGCCAACACCTAAAGATCCTGTGCCCGTGACGCGTTTAGACTGAACATCTGATCTAGGCATCGTCTATCTCCTATTAAGAGTCTGCGAATGGAGTAGCTACTGTGCCTGAACCAACTAGTGTACCTGATACCATGTACTCTGCTGTAGCGATAGCTGTGATCTCAATAATAGATCCGCGATCGCCGCCAGTTGTAGTACCGTTCATAGAGATAACATCGTTAGACGCGGCAGGAGCAAACGCCGCCGTTGTAGTGCCTGAAACTGCGAGAGAGCCTACAAACTTGTCAGTACCATCAGTTTTAACATCCAGATCTGTAGAATCTGTACCAACAAAAATCTTGTAGGTTGCACCAAGGGTGTCAGACGTAATTGAAGGAAGTGTAACCGCGCCGTCTGCATCATTGATCTCAATAATACGGCCAACATGGTCAGCGTAAGTAAGAGTTGTTTCTGCTGTAATTGCTACTACAGCCGTTGAACCTACCGGAGTGAAACCGCGCTCAGACCGCACTGGTCCTGAAAAAGTAGTTTGTCCCATGTGAATCTCCTGTCTTGGGCAATGTCAGTCACGGGATGTGACTGTCAGGGATTCATTTTTTATAACACACAAAAAGAAAGGGGGCAACGAATGCCCCCCTCTAATCATTAAGCTCCGGGCGAACCGAAAATGCCTAATGGGTCTGACACGCCGAACGAGTAACGCTCACGAGCCTTATAGCGGCTGTTGCCAGTATCAAAGTCAGCATCCATAGATGTAGACATTGGTGTACGGACAAAGTGCTTGAGGCCGTTAGGAACGTCAGTCATCAAGAACCAAGCGTCAGTATCAGTCAGGTAATGGTTAACAGTGTAACCCTCTGGGATAGAACCGTTATTGCGAATCGCATTAAGGTCGTTATCCGCAGTGCCCACGCGACCTTCTGTTTCGAGCAAACGAGTTGCAACGAACTGAGAGGTTGGTGGAATTACCAGCTTACTAGGCTTGGCGGCGATGAGAAGACCACGCTCGTCTGTCCAACCAGCGATCTGAATAACGGCGGCTTCCAAAGAAGTCTCGTTAAGATCAGCCGCAACAGTTGGCTCATTCGAGTTGCTACCACCGCTAACCAGTGGGTGATCGGTAGTGCAAAGTGCCTTACCGTCGCCGTAGGTCACACCAGTGTCAAACGCACTATTCAAGATAGTAGCGGCCTTGACCTGCTTGGTGTACGCCATAGCACGTGCGAGAGCCTTCGTATAACGAGCAGACAAAGAGTCATACAAGTTATCTTCAATAGCTTCCTCAGTGATAGAGAAACCCATTGCGATGGTCTCGTGTGTATAGCGAGCAGTCCACGCTTCCTGAGCATTGTCATACTCAATTGCGGCACCTTCGTTTTTAACAGGTGCGGCTGAGAAGCCTGAGAGCTTGGTCTCTTCCTCAAACGAGCGATCTGAGGTTTCGGTTTCAAAGATTTCGGCGTGCTCTTCGCCGTATTTTGCGTACTCCATACCAAACAAAGCGTTCAGTCCGGGAAGGAGTTCCTTTAGTAGCTGGGCGCGTGAAATAGCCATTGCTCAAATCTCCTTATACGCCAGTCGTGTTGTCGTACTGGTGACCTGCGTTCCACTTAACGTAAGCCTCAGTAAAACCACCCGAGCTGTTTTTAGTTTCCTCAACCAATCCGACGATGCGGAAAGGGAAGAGTGTTAGTTGTAGCGCTAGTGTCAGAAATCGCGCAACGAGAGTTGCCTGAAGTCGAATCACCAGTGTTATCTACACCTGCGACGTTAGCACCGATATCAGTCTGTGCAAGGTCACCGATAGTTGTACCCGAAGATACGACAGCGGCCTTGAACAAAACGTCAGTTGCGTCGACAACATATGCTTCGATGTCAGATGCAACAGTGCTAGCGGGGTATGACTGACGGAACACCTTATAACCGAGGTTAGGATCGGTGTAGGTACAGCCAAGGAAAACACCCACAGGGTGTCATAGCGGCGTCGAAACGTATCACGCTCGACAGTGCCTCCGGTAACGAGCTTCACAGCATCCCCATAGAAAATAGCTGTTGCATAGCCACTTGCAATCTTGAAGTGACGAGTAACACCTACGAAAGGAGAGCCGCTCAACAGTTTTACCGGAACAAGTCCATAAGGACCACTTACAGTAGGATAAGCCATTTTAAGCTCCTATATTAAGTTCCGTTACCAAAAGTGACCTTCGTCTTTCTCTCATGGAAAGAGAGGCATACGAGGATCGTTCTCTCGCATGAGGTTGTTGTCTACAGATTCCATCTGGGAACGTGTCTGCTGTTTGTAGTAGTCAGTACGTTCTTCGATGAGTTCGACTGGAGCCTTGCACAGCAACAAACCACCAATCACAACGTTGTCTTTGAACCGATCGTTCTCGATTGTGACCAACGTAATTTCTGGGTGATCTGAAGCCTTTACTGGCTCCCAACCTTCACGCAGTTTGGAAGAAACATTCGTGGCGTCAGTCGTACCTTGCGAACTGACTCTTAACCCAGCGAAATTCGTAACCCGGCTCGGGATTAGGTGAGGGTAGTACCTCGGGGCGCGTCCAAGCCTTTTTGCGGGTCGTTTTTCACGAGACTTAAGCTCTCGGTCTATACGATTCTCAGCCATTATTGTTTCCTCATATCTAATGCAACCTGTTTGGCGTACTGTTCTGGGGTAAGACCTAAGCGTTTTGCCAAGCGTTAACTGTGTTTGCGTGAGCCTAATTTTCTTAGGCGCTGTGCTCCGCGTAGCGGGGGCAACCACATTGCTGGATCTTCGTCTTACCTCCGGTTCATCCTCGAAGTTATCGGGGAATACCTCTCGCATACGAGTGTTAATTCGCTCGTAGTAATCGTCAGTTTGAGGGTCTACACCCTCTTTGACAAGCCTATTATGCAACCCTAGGGCGAAACTTGTCATTTCTTCGTCTTCATTAAACCACGGATTGTCCTGTTGCCAAGCACGTGTCTTTTCATCCACTTTCGGTGCTTCTGGGATGTAAGGTTGTTCATCACCTACTTCTGGTTCAGGTAATCTGAAGTTTTCTAGCTTATCAGCTTTAAGTTTGGCATTTGTTAACTTCTCTTGAGCCGCCAACAATTTGTCTGAGTCGCCGTTGTCATATGCACGTTTGTAAGAGCGTTTAGCAGAATTTATCTCTGCCTCTGCCGCCTTCTTCGCGTTTTCTAAAAGAACACCCTTACTTTTGTAATCGCTTTCTTTCAGTTTTCGATTTTCTTCTACTAACTGTTGCGACAGTCGCTCTAGCTCTTCGCGCTCACGAATCGCCTTCTCTTTCTCACGACGCTCATCATGGTAGCCTTTACTGAAGTGCTGAATTCTTCTCCGTACCTTCTCGGAGTAATCTTCCAATTCTTCTTCGGTAACAGCTTCTGGAGGATCTGAGGGTTTCCGGTTTCGATCCGCTTTCGGCGTATCGTCAACCACCTCAATCTCAAGTTCGTTGTCAGAAGAATCCACTTCCCTTGGAGTCGGTGCTTTAGCTTTTTTACCGCCAACATCAATCTGCTCCGCACTTGAACCTTCAATATCAATCTCTAAATTCTTTTCTTTTCCTTCCTCATCATGAGGAAATTCAAACTCTACTTTCTGAAAAGGCATTGCTTATCTCCTATACTGCCATGATCCCACGAGGATCAGGAATTACAGCTTCGATAGAGTCATCGTTCATCAAACGAAACTCTTTGCCATTGACCGTGAACCGTGTGCCGGTGTTCATACGAAACATCACGTAGTCACCTTCCTTACACCACGGACCTTCAGGGAACCGTTCTTTATCCCCATAAGCACCTTTACCCATGTCTATGACAATACCCATAATCGACAGGATGTACTCCTTTTGCTTGGAGTTGGTGGTCTTAAGAAGGCCCCCGTCGTAGAACTCTTCTACTTCAGGTAGCGCGATAAGTAAGCGGTATCCGGCAGGTTTTGGGAGTTGTTGTTCCCATTCAGCATCGGAGATTTCTTTCTTTGGAGCATCAGGCAATTTTAGCGGCTGAGTGTTAGTCATCGTCATTGTCCATAAAGTTACGCGAGAGGTCTTCTACGATTAATTTTGCGGACTCCAGACCCCGAATAAGTCCAACAACTTCTCTGTAAGCGGGGTAATCTTTAGGACTACCTCCAGCTACAAAGCTCTGTGCAGACGACAGTTGGTCGTCGATTTTATCTGTAAGCACGTCAAAGACGGTTTTAGGCATTAGTTACCTCGATCCTTCTGGTTTAATAATTTTGCTAACTCTAAATCGAGCTGTGTACTGTCTTTACGTCGATCTGATGCCGCTTTAACGCCCTCTTTCTGCGCTTCAAGCTGTAGCTCTTGCTGGTCTAGCTTGAGTTTCTGGGCGTCCATCAAAGCGTCAATCTGATCTTTCTTCGCTTTACGTTGGATCTCAGCTTGCTTCAACTGAGTATCCTGCTGAGATTTAGCGGCTTTCTGCTGTACTTCCTGCGCTCGCAACTGTAGTTCAGCCTGCTTCTGCTGGAGTACGGGGTCTTTTGCCTGTTGCTGGGCTTGTTGGGCGGCGGCTTTCTGCTTGTTGCCTTGCATAAGCTGTGCACCTGCCTCTGCAACGAGACGTGACAAATCGACTTCGATCTGCTCTGGAAGCTCCTCTCCGGGGGGTGGAAGTGGCGCACCAAGTTTCTCTTCGATGTCTTGGCGATACTGGAATCCAAGGTGCTCCGCAATGTGCGCCTGCATAGCCGCCATAATAGCCTTGGCTTGCGGGTTCTGCCCGATCATAGCCGCCATTGAGGGGTCTTGCATAAACGCTGTATGCGTAGCGATGTGCGCCTTGTGGTCTTGGTAGATAAACGCACGCATAGGTTTGCCTACGAGTGCGTCCATGTTTTCGCTGACTGGATCGGTCGGCTTCGCATCGTCCTTTGTGGGGACTAACTTGTCGGCGTTTTTGACGCCTAATACTTCAATCATCTGGCGATGAAGCTGTGGCAGATCGTAAATCTGAGGTGCGGACTGTGCCATCTGCAACACAGCTTGGTACTGTACGACGCGTTGCGCCATAGTGGATGAGTTCGGGTCGCTGACGGGGATAACATCCACCATCGCGTAATCCATCTGACGTGCGCTAATCTCACCACGAATCGGCTCGTAGTCGTACTCCTCTGGCGCGTACTCAGCCATGATCTCCTTGAGCATCTTGAACTCTTGTTTCATGGCGTAGTGGACACGTGCCTGTACTGCCGCCATTGGTTTGAGAGTCCGCTCTAGGAGCGCGAGCGTTGTGCCTACAGGCGCGTTAGCCGACATGTCCGAGATGTTCATGTCAGAGATAGCACCCAGACGACGCCCTTCGTTTGTAATCTGGTTCAAAAGCGCAAGTAGAGTCTGGCTTGGCTCTTTATAGGGAAGCGGCATGATGTTGTCGCGGATAGATCCACTAGGTACATCAACGTCCTTAAACTCACCGGGTTCTATTGGCGTATCGTCGCCTTTGATTCGTAGTCCGCGAGACTTAAGTCCACCCGGCAGGTTAGACAGCGTACCAGCGTCCACCAATTGCCGTATGAGCGACGTTCCCGCCTTGGCGTACCCCCCGATGATGTGGATCAAACCAAGGCCGTAGAAGCCAAATCCGGGGACGTAAACGTAATGTACGAAGTGCTGACGTTTGAGTTGGAGTGAGTCCATCTCATTCCAGTTGCGGCGAATCGACAGAATCTCACCGCTACCACGCTCGATAGTTACAATATAAGGCTTGGCAATGTCTTCTTCAGAATCATCCACGCCATCAATAATCATATCCACGTGTACTTCGTACAGCGCATATCGATTGTCGTCTGTTAGAGAGAATCCGCCTTCTTCAGCCTTACGCTCTTCAATATCGGAGTGGTAGGGTTGAGGCTCGCCTAGCTCGATGTCACGGTAGAACCCAGCCGCCTGTAGCTTGCGTAGCTCGTTCTTTGTCTTTCGCATAACGTGAGTAACACGCTCTGCGGTCTCGATGTGACTTGCGCCGTAAGGCACGATAACGTCCTCTGCGGGGATGTAGATAGCCGCCTGACGTCCCATATTGGGGTCGTAGTAAACCTTCTTAAACGCCGAACCAGCGAGTCCTAGGCTATATAAGAGTCGCTCGTGCTCTGGTCTGTACTCGACCATCCGCTCCGTCAACTCGTAGTTCATATCCGCCTTGACGCGTTGCGCGGCCTCCTCCTTGTCCTTGGTCTCTTCCCCCAGAATTTTAACCTTGACAGGACCGGCGGCAGGGAATGTTTCCGACATGGTTTCGGCTTGGAACCGAATAGCCGCTTCTGCCAACACGGTTGAGTACACGCCGCACGCGCCTTCCCACGGGTCAGTACGCTCTTCGTACTTGAACCCTAGAACATCTAGCCCTTTAACAAAGGTATCTGCCCATTCTTTACGACCATCAATATCAGACTCAATCAGGCCAGTCAGCTCACTCGATATCTCTTGAAGGTGTGATTCGTCCAATACTTCCGCAAGGTTGATGTCGAACGACATCATGTCGGTCATCTCAGCATCGGGGATCAGTGTGATCTCCATAGACCCGTCATCGAGGATGACCGCTTCAGGTTCGATAATCTCAATCTCTAGTGAAGGTCCATCTGCCTCAGCGATCTCATCCATGCCTTCTGGCGCAGAGTACATTCCTTTTTCTATAGCCATGTCCTAGCCTCTTAGTAATACCCGCCGCTTCGACGCTTGAAGTATTGTGGTTCGTCTGGTTCGTCTGTGGGCAAGCGGATAAACCCTCCCTGCCTAAACCGCATCAGGGCCATTACCGTTGAGTCCACGAGGTCATCATGGCTCATAAACGGAAATCCAGCAATTTCTTCCACAACCTCTTCAGCCCACCGCGTCGGAGGTACCCACACTAGCTCTGAGGCCACGATATCAGCAACAGAGTTCAATCGCGCCATCTTATCACCGGAGCCTCGGTGTGGCGTGTATTCTTGCACAGGCAGGCCCATTCGTCTCATCTCTTGGTACAGCGCCGTACCAGCGGACTTCTTCTCCACAATAAACGAGTCGGGATCCCACTCCTGATACTCCTCCATCGCCATCTGCTTCAGCTCAGGAAACTCCATGCGCTTCTTAATACTATTAAGAAGTATCACGTTGTAGGCGTTTGTATTCTCGTTGAGGAACACCCCCCAAGTCGTCAGTGCAGTGTAATCGGCACGGTTATGGGTCTCAGCCGCCGCGTCCAAAGACATAATGATGTACTCACACTGAGGCGGGCTGTCCTGATCCCATATCCCCCACCACTCACGTTTGACGATTGACGCCTCTTCTGCGGTGGGTTGTTGCTGATACTGCGCGTTCCACTGGAACGTCGGCATAGATGCCTTGGTACGCAGGAGTGCCTCAAGATCAAAGAACTCAGGCCACAGGGGTTTCTCGACGTACTTCTTTGTCTTCTTGTTCTGCACTTCTAGGATCGCGGGGAACTCAACCACCTCGTACTGATCGGCACGGGCATTCTTCCCCATGTCAGCCGTCACACGACCGGTCAAATCATCCATGTGCCACCGTGTCTGGATAATTGCCACACGTCCACCGGGCATCAGACGGGTTCGTGCACCGAAGGTAAACCACTCGTAGGCTTTGTCGAATACCTCGAAATTGCCATTGATGACGTCTTGCTCAGAGTGTGGGTCATCAACCAGAAGTAAATCGGCACCACGACCAGCAAGAGCGCTACCAATACCACACGCATAGTATTCGCCTCCTACGCTTGTGTTCCATCTACCTGCTGACTTGCTATCCTGCGCTAGTGTTGTGGCAGGAAATATTGATTTGTACTGGTCTGTAGCAATTAGGTTACGCACTTTTCGCCCGAAATCGACCGCGAGATCCGTCGTGTGCGACACCATCATGACCTTCTTGTTTGGGTTTCTACCTAAAAACCACGCTGGATAGAAGATAGAAACAAGCTGAGATTTGCCGTGGCGAGGGGGTATATTGACGCAAACACGGTCCTTATCACCCGACTCAATCGCCATCAGCATGTCTGCCAGTATCCTATGATGCTTACCCACAATGAATTCCGGCATCATCAGCTTACAAAAGTCTATCAGATCGAGGTATGCGGCCTCATTCTGCTTACGATTAGACAATTCACCCGTGATTTTCTCGATTTCAGCGATCTCATCCGCCGAAAACGCGTCCAGATTGTCCAAAAGCGTCTGGATATCCCCATCTGAGAAGTCCACCGCCGGTTCAGCCATCCGTTAGCCCTAGTTCTTCGTCAATATCGACCGTTTCACCGTCAATAATCACCGCATCCTCGGGTTCTTCGGTAGGTTCTACGAGTTTTGCCAGCTTCGCACGCAAACTTTCCCGCAATTCGTCCGTCGTCTTGTGCGTTATGGTGACCTCGGCCTTCTCAGTGAACAACCCCTACGTCCGAAATCTTGCCCAACAGCTCCAACGCACGTATCCGCACGCGTGGGTCGGGGTTCTCGGTCTCTTCGATCAGCTTATTAGTCACCAAATGGCGCACTTGTGTGGCACTTTCGACGACGGAATGCCCGAACTGGGTCAATATTCCGTGTGTAGCGACCAACGCGGCAGGGGGTAGCGTGGATGCACGCTTGTTACTCACCTTCTTTGATGTCTTCTCAGGGTCGTCTGCGTAAGCCAAGGTCAGTTTTGCCGCAATCTCGTTATCTTCAGCGGAAGGTTCGACGTCTAGCCCGTGTTCTTTGAGCATAGTGGCTGTGTTACAGCCCGCTTCTACGCGAGTTGTAAGGTCTAAGGTAGGCGTTTTGTCTGGAATCGGCACACCAATCTCAGGTTCGATCTCTAAAGCCATCTTGTTTCCGCAGGTTTTACACCGTTAGTGTCGGTTTATACATCAGATCATGTTTAGGTACAACGTGTGGTATTTACTCGTGCATCTCATCCCAATGCAAAATACGGTGGCAGTTGGCACATAAAGGTATGCAACGCTCTTCCACCTCTTTCCTAGCCGCCGCGTATTGTCCGTTTGAGGTCAGCACACTAATTTTACGGTCGTCTGTTGCAGGCTCTTTGTGGTGAAAGTCGATTGCCGCAGGATGAGCAAAGCCACAGCGAGAACATTCCTGCTCGCTCTTAAACTGATTCCACTCAGCGCGATACCTCTTGCGGTTCTCAGCGTTCCTAGCTTTCTGCTTTTCTTTGTTACGTTCGTACCATGCTTTGTGGTATCGCTTATGCCGAGCCTTCTTTTTACTCTGGCTCTTATATGGCACGGGTAGCCCCCCAGCTACTATCCCGTTTCACTCAATGTAACAAGTTATTATTTAATTACTACCTAGAACCCAAAAAATTTACGCGAAAAATTTTTTCTAAGCCGATTTCAAAGAGTAAGGGGGGTGTTCCCTGTGAGCGGCTTTGGGGAAGGGCTGAACTCAAAAAGTAACTCTAAATTTGTGGAAATTAGTAATATATAGATGATACGGAATCCTAAACTGACAGCGGGGTGATGGGGGTGGGGTACCCTATCGGATATCACGATTTGCCACGTATGCTCATTTTATTTCATCATCTGTCAGGTTATCCCTTGATTTGCTATCACATAATAGCGATACTGGCCCTGCCTTCGGGGAACAACCCACTAGGCACTAACGGTAGTCCACGGACTACCATCTTTTAAATCACTTACAGGAATTAGTGATATGACAAATGTACCATTTACCCGCAACCTAGACTCGGGCCTAGGAAAAATGATCACAGCATCTATTAATGCTGAGTTAACCACCGAGGATCTACGCTTCTCAGTGCTATGCGCACTTAAGGAGGCTGGGTTCGAAAAGGCTGAACATTGTTCACCATTTCACGCGGAAAATAACCCAGAGGGATGCACTCCGGCCGAGCGAAAATGGTTAATAGACCACATTGCGAAAGGCTTACCAGCGGGAGCGCAGGAAATTCTAGCGCTCGGTAAAGAGGGTATGCAGTATGTGACTAAAACACCTACCCAGAAAAAAACCGAACCCACTACTGGCAACTGGGATTATTGGAACCGTCAACCTGCCTCCCGACTCGGTAAAATCTCTAAGCAATTAGATCAAGTGATTTGGTCTAAGAAAATCCCCGTTCACGATGTGGAAGGGAAAGAGGTCGAGGGAGAGTTTCAGGAAGGCTGGGCATACTCTAAAGATGTAGTTGACGGTACGGGTGGACAGGCTAAAACACCTAAGTCACCTAAGACCAAAATCTTGGAAGCGCTCGCAAAAGTAGTGGCTCAATGCGAAAAAGACGAGGCACCCGACTACGACGCGGCCAAAGTCAAAAAAGCCATCAACGCAGTGATCAAATCACTCTAACCCATCGGGCCCTTCGGGGCCCTTCCTTTTTAAGGTAACACGTTATGATTATATTGATGTGCATTCTTATCATCTTCGCATCAGTGTCCATTCTATCCACCATGATGGCACTGCTTAATTTTATGTGGGTTACCGCTCTGGTATCAGCAGTGCTCAGTGTGGCACTGCTCACCGGCGTCGATTCACTAGCCCGCTACATAGATGTACGCTAACAACTCACCCCGCTTCGGCGGGGTTTTTTTGTGCCTGCCGTTTGAGACCAGTTATATATGCCGCGCCGAGCCTCATCGCGCCGAGCCTTTCGATACCAGTTATTTGTGCCGCGCCGAGCCTAACGTGTTATCACGTGTGTGCAATGCGGCCTGCTCCCGGGCTACGGTAGTCCACGGACTACTAAGTTGATACCAGTTAATCATGTCGCGCCGAGCCTCAGCACAATGTTCGGAAACGATTTTGTAATGTTCGGCTAATGTTCGTAATGTTCGGCTAATGTTCGCTTTTTAAAAAGCATGTGCGTACATTATATTTTGGTGACATCTGGTACCATCCTATGCAAGGCGTTGACAATTCTTGCCTATCAAAAAGTGTTCTATCTTATCTAATCTTAATAATCTTTATAATGTTCGTTTTCTAAAAAATTACACGCTTCTGTAAAAGTATTTCCGTTTGTATTGTTCGTTTCTGAGAGAATCGAGAGACCCCTCTCAGGGTAGCTCTTATCTCCTCAAAAACGCGAACATTCGAACATTGCTTGTAAATCAAAAAGTTACGCCATTTCAAAAACGAACATTATAAGAACAATACACAATACAACAGAACATTACACTTCTACCCACAATAACGTAAAACTTGACATGATTTGTTATATGTGAGATAATAATACAACTGGGGGGTCGTGCGCGTAATTCCTGCGTATGTACACGTTTACATATGGCGTGTCACGGCTCCCCAGTCCTAACCACGGTAGTCCACGGACTACCAACTACAACAACGTTCAAGGAGAACGACAATGCAACACGACAATAGCAACACTTCGGTAGTCCACGGACTACCAACTGACAACGTAGCACCAGCTATCAGTACGCCATCCATCGCGTCCTCTGCTATGTTGGTTGAGCTATCCATCAGCACATGGACAGGCCGCAAGCTCGACAAACGTGCATCAACTGATGTGACACGCACTAACGGTGCCGACTCCGGTATTGCCAACGTGCATAAGAAGCTACTAGGTAACAGCGAGGAGCTAACCGCTATCCAAAAGCTGACAGGTAACATCCGCAACATGCACTACTCTATGTCTATGCCTTGGTCTGACACGGGTCTGCGCCTACTACCTACCGCGCAATATGCCAAGTACCACCAAGCCATGACCGACATGCAAAACGAGTACGAGCGTCTAGCCAAGGTGTTTCTCGATTCGTACGAGTGGGAGATCAGTCAAGCACAAGCACGTTTAGGTGCGTTGTTCCGTGCGGACGACTACCCCTCTGTCGATTCCATTGCGTCTAAGTTCGGGTTCCGGCTCAACTACATCCCACTACCTGACGCGGGCGACTTTCGTATTGACATCGGCACTGAAGCGACTGAGCAACTAAAGTCTCACTACGAGGGTTTTTACTCTCAGATGATTAACCGTGCGATGGACGATGTGTGGCATCGGGTATACGACGCGCTCACTAAGATGTCAGAACGTCTCGACTACGGCGACAGCGAGAAGAAAAAGATATTCCGTGACTCGCTCGTGGACAACGTGCTCGACATGGTGGACTTGCTCGACGTATGCAACGTGACCGGTGACTCTCAGATGTCGGCTATGCGCTTACAGCTAGAGGATGCCTTGCGTGGTATCACACCGGACGCACTACGTGATGACGCGTTTCTACGTGCCGAGACCAAACGTGCCGTGGACAATGCCATCAAGTCTTTACCATCACTCGACATCTAACCAACAAACACACTACTAAAAAGTTAGTGCCACACTAACATTGGAGAACAACATGAACGCACAACAAATGTATGCACTGAACCTGAACCAAGTCGCCAACGCTATCGAGCACGGCGGTAATCAACGGACGATCCTTGTACAGGGTCACATGGGGACGGGTAAGTCCTCACTACTTAACACGTTATCAGACACACTACCTGACCACGTACCGTGTTACTTCGACTGTACCACCAAGGATCTAGGCGACATCATGATCCCCAAGATGGCAACGCTCGACTCTGCCGATTTCGTCAAATTTGCGACGAACGAGGAGCTGGGTCTGCATCATGGCAAGCCGATCATCCTCATGATCGACGAGTACGGTAAGGCCAACCCCGCAGTCAAGAACGCGTTACTACGTGTGATGTTGGAGCGCAAGGTCGGCGGCTACGAGCTACACCCTGACTCGATAGTGTTTGCTACCACTAACCTTGGGGCCGAGGGTGTCGGTGACTTGTTACCACCACACGCACGCAACCGCATAACAGTGGTGACGCTACGCAAGCCGAGCAACATCGAGTGGATCGAGGACTATGCGATCAATGCCGGTGTCGATCACGCACTACTGGGCTGGTGTAAAGACAACCCGCAGTTATTCCACGGGTTCGAGGATGTCAAAGATCCAGATGACAATCCCTACATCTACCATCCCAAGGCGCAACGTGCGGCGTTTGTGACACCGCGCTCGCTGGAAGCCGCGTCCGACTGGCTCAAGCAACGACACCTGTATGACGATCAGACCCTGACAAGTTTACTCATGGGTACAATCGGCGACCGTGGTGCGATGGACCTCATGGCGTTTGTGAAGCTGGCCGATCAGCTACCGTCACTCCAGTCGATCAAGGATGACCCGCTGAACGCACGCGTACCGGACAGCGCGGCGGCTGTGTGTATGGTTGTTTACAGGTCATTAGCTACGATGTCGGCTGACTGGATCGACGCGTGGATGACGTACTTGCCACGTCTCGACATGGAAGCGCAGGGTATGTTTGCTGGTGGTGTGACACGTGACAGCTACGCACACCGCAAGGTCGTGATGACTAACCGCAAGTTCACTGACTGGGCGATGGCTAACAACTACATGTTCGCGCAGACAAGAAGTAGTTAGTGCCGCACTACCACAAGGAGAACGACATGTTATCTATAGGTAAACAACTGACAGCGGAGCAACGTGTAAGCAAAGCTGTGTATGACATTATCAGCAACCCCAAGTATGTAGCGCTGGCGGGTGTGGTGATGGTCGGTGATCGCACGGTGTCTGACACTGTGCCCACCGCGTGTACTAACGGACGTGATGAGTTGTACGGACGTGCGTTTGTCGAGGAGATAAACGATCCTGAGCTTCGGTTTCTGGTACTACACGAGGTGTACCACAAGCTGTACAAACATCTCACCACGTGGGAGTGGATGTACAAGCAAGACGCCAACGCTTGCCAACATCGCATGTGACCATGTGATCAACATCAAGATCAGCGACGACAACACCGACGGCTGGGCAGTCATGCCAGCCCAAGGGCACCGCGACTACAAGTACCGTGGTTGGGACGCGGCCCGAGTGTTCAAGGATCTATGTGAGAACTCGTCACCAGAAGATGGCGACGGTGACGGTGACCGATACCAACGTTGCCAGTGGAGTCAATACGCATGGCGGGTTCGACGAGCACGACTGGGAGGGTGCTCAGGAGTTGACCGACGACGAGAAGCGCGAGCTTGCACGTGACATCGACGAGGCCATACGTCAGGGTGCGATGGTCGCTGGCAAGGTAGGCGATGGCTCCGAGCGTGATCGGTTCGGTGAGTTGCTGGAGCCGCAGATCAACTGGCGCGAGGTGCTACGCGAGTTCATCCAGAACACGTGTGCGGGTAGTGACTATAGTCACGTGGTCACGTCCTAACAGGCGTTACGTATCGTCTGGGTACTATATGCCCAGTGGTATCAGCGATCAGGTCGGCGAGCTTGTCATAGCCATTGACACGTCAGGGTCTATTGGTCAAACCGAGTTGACATTGTTCATGAGTGAGATACGTCAGATCTGTCAATCGCTCATGCCAGAACGCATACGCGTGTTGTACTGGGACTCCAAGCGTACGTGGTGACGAGTCATACGATACACACGAGCTTGACAACCTACCCAAGGCGACCAAGCCAGTCGGTGGTGGTGGTACCAGCGTCGAGTGTGTACCCAACTACATACGTGACAACAACATCAACCCGCAAGCCTGTGTGGTACTGACTGATGGGTACGTGTTTGGATCATGGGGTCAATGGGACTGTCCTGTGCTATGGTGCATACTGGACAACAAAACAGCAAAGCCTGATACAGGTAAGCAAGTTCACATAAAATCTGGAGACATGTGATATGGAATACGCATTTGCAACAGCAATCATAGATAAGATCGTAAGAGAACACTGCAACGCAATACTTGTGCGCGGTGAGCTACACCACGATGAGCTTACACCCAAGGCCGCACAACGTGAGGTCGAAGTAATCAAAAACGCGTACGACAAAGTACGCAACGGATAACGGTAGTGCCGGCACTACCAAATAGGAGAACAACATGAGCTTTAATTGGATTGCAGTAGAGAAGATCAAGGAGGCCGCGCCGACCGCGCACTGAGTACGGTTGGGCTGGCAGTGAGGATGAACAACAGAACCGCATACATCTCGATACGTTCAAGGACGAGGTAGGTAAAGCACTCTGTGCACGTGAGACAGACATTGTGTTTGTTCGACGTAACAGAACGTCTTACTGGGTGACACGTGACGACTGTCCGTGGGCTATCGGTTGGATCGGTTACACCGACGTGCGTGACAACAAGGCCAACGGATGGACACCGACGTACTGCGTACACTCGTGGGCGATTACCAACGACAAGTACAGTTGGGGTAACGACAACCGACACACGAAAACATCCATCAACATAAACACCGCGCTCAAAAATGCTAAGACGTATCTGCGTCGGCCTTCGCCGATTAGGTTGGCTGGCATAAAAGCAGGGGTGCTCAAGGATGGTGTGCGTAAAGAGTTCGACAAGCTAACTAAGGACGTAGGTACAACAGCAGAGAAGGTGGTGGACATTGTGACTAGCGTATACAACAAAAAGCCTAACCAGAATTCGAGACTGTACAAAGAGCTAAAGCACCTGCTCGACATGGGTCATGAGTTCCTTGATCCTGAGTTCGAGAGCGACGTGAAGGCGATGGTCGCCGCAGATGAGCGGCTTGCTAACCAGCCATCAGAAGGTGTGACGTTCTACTGCGTTATGGCATACGAGTCACGTGACAAGATGTTGTTCGATGTCGTCAAGGGTACGCAAGACAATCCGTACAGCTACGAGCTTGACCAAGCGTACAACCGCTACACCGAGGACATGTTACCCGAGGATCTCACACGTAAACTTGCTGTACTGCAAATGCTCGACACCGAGGACTTTGTGGATGGTGTGGGTGTGAGCGCAGGTCGCGGGGTGTTCTATGTCCTTGCAGACTAAGGTCGTTCCAATCCAAGCGTTGGAGGAAATGGAACGTATTGTAGATAACTTGTTACCACACGATGACAACATCTACCGCGTTGTGATATACCCTAATACGAAAAGTGTCTTAGTCTCATGTTTTGGTATGGAAGGTGTTGACACGCAAGTTGAGGGGGCATACGATTCGGTGGACGAGTTGCCCGAATGGATACAGCGAAAGCTGGCGGTGCTTAACACGCTCAAGGTAAAGCCACCCATGCAGTCGATTGACGATGTGGGTAGACGTATCGACGAGCATACCTTTTGGGTGTACCGGTCTTAGTAGTGTGAGAAACGTTGGGGGCTTCGGCCCCCTTTTTTGTGTCTGTAAAACGGTAGTCCGTGGACTACCAAGGAGAGAACAACATGGCGATGACACCCGAGGCGAAAGTAAAGAAGAAAGTGGTAGCACACCTTAAGACGTTGGGAGCTTATTACTTTTATCCAGTTACCGGGGGATACGGTAAGAGCGGAGTTCCTGACATCATAGGATGTTACAAAGGATTGTTCTTTGGTATCGAATGTAAAGCAGGAAAAAATAAGCCTACCCCATTGCAAGAAAAGAATCTGAATGATATAAAACTAAACCAAGGCATAGCGTTAGTCATAAACGAAACCAACATCGACGACGTGATGGTTGAGATCGGGGGTCAAGCGAGAGACGCCGGTCAGCTTGAACTAGATTTTGAGGAGCGAGTTCATGGAATTTAACAAGTTCCCACCAGAGGCATACGCCGAGAACGGATGGGTCATAGTAGGTGACGACCGCTACCGGCTACGTCCTGATGGCCTGACGTTTGAAGGGTTCACACAGGATGGGTTCTTTGTGTATGGCCTGACCGACGCGGACGACGAATCAATCGGGCTACTGGCGCAAGCGAGCGAGCAGGATGCCTACCACCCCGAGCTAGACGACGACCTCGACCCCACCAGATTGTGACAACTGGTATCAAAGTCGCGCCGGACAATGCCGGTCGCGTATAGCTTTTTCAACATCAATAGGAGCACAACATGAATCAGTACAAGTCAAAAGCAGACAAGATACGTGAGTATCTTAAGTTAAACCCTGACGCTAGCCCTCGAATGGTATCGAAAGTTTTGTCGGTGTCTTATGGCTACGCGTACAAGATCACCAGAGAAGAGAATGCGAAGCGGATGACTGCTGAGGTTGTCACTCGACACGTCGAAGAAACGACCGCCTCGTCAAAACCAAAACGCACCACAAGAAAACTGCGGGTGTGTTGGAAAAGACTGGTTAAGAAGTTTATGCGTCTTACGGGGTTGCCAAGATGAACCTGATCACTTTGGACTTTGAGACGTACTACGACAAAGACTTCTCTCTGTCTAAGATAACAACCGAAGAATACATCCGCGACCGTCGTTTTGAAGTTATCGGTGTAGGAGTTAAGGTAAACAATGAAGGCACTGAATGGGCAAGTGGTTCACATGATGAGATCAAACGATACCTACACACGTTCGATTGGTCTGACGCTATGGTACTTGCTCACAATACTATGTTTGACGGCGCTATTTTGTCTTGGCTCTTTGATGTTCATCCTCGCATTTACGCTGACACTCTTTGTATCGCCCGTGCTTTACATGGGGTGGACGCTGGCGGAAGTCTCAAGGCGCTTGCTGAACGATATCAGATCGGCGCTAAGGGGACCGAAGTTCTAAACGCGTTAGGCAAACGCCGTGCCGATTTCACGGCACAGGAGCTTTCTCAGTACGGTGACTACTGCATCAATGACGTCGAACTAACTTACAAACTCTTTAACATCTTTCTACGTAAAGGGTTCCCCAAGCAGGAGTTGGAGTTGATCGACTGTACGCTCCGTATGTTTGTTGAACCTGTGTTAGATCTGGATATCGGGCTACTCGAACAACACCTTGAAGATACAAAAGAGCAGAAGGACCAGCTACTCGAAACAGCGGGTGTGTCTAAAGAAGATCTCATGTCTAACCCGAAGTTCGCAGAAGTTCTCGAAGGGTTAGGTGTCAAGCCGCCCATGAAGATCAGTGCAACCACGGGCAAAGAAACATTCGCGTTTCGCTAAGTCTGACGAAGCATTCAAGGCGTTGTCGGATCACGAGGACTCACGAGTACAGGCAGTGGTTGCCGCGCGGTTAGGTAATAAGAGTACGCTTGAAGAAACGCGCACGCAGAGATTTATCGACATCAGGTAAGCGTGGGCATGTTACCCGTACCCGTACGTTATTACGCCGCACACACTGGGCGCTGGGGTGGTGATGACAAGATCAATATGCAGAACCTTACCTAGTCGTGGACCAACGGTAAGAAGTTAAAGAGCAGTATCCTCTCACCAGAAGGATATAGCCCTAATCGATGCCGGACTCTGCTCAGATAGAAGCACGGGTCCTTGCATGGATGGCGAGGCAGGACGATCTAACAGCCGGCATTCGCTGCAGGGAGAAGGACGTCTTACGTAAAGATGGCTTCGCGGATCTTATGGTTGCGACGAAGCGAGACGTGACAAAAGATCAACGGTTTGTAGGTAAGACCACCATCCTCGGTGCGGGCTACGGTATGGGCGCAGTCAAGTTCCAAGCACAGCTAAAGAACTTTGGGTTTGAAGTGGAGCTTGATGAGGCTCGTCGTATCATAAACATTTATCGCGAGTCCAACTGGAAGATCAACCACTTGTGGCGCAACTGCCAGAACATGATTCGTTACATGACCAACGGTGACACTATGCAGGTAGGTAAGGCTGGTGTGTTGGAAGTGTTGGGATCGGAACGTGCTGTCAGATTACCGTCAGGGTTGTTGCTACGGTATAACGACTTATCAGCAGAACAAACCGAGAACGGGTTGGAGTACAGCTACAAGACCCGTCGAGGCCGAACTCGAATCTACGGCGGGAAGGCTACAGAGAACCTGTGTCAAGCAGTAGCGCGTTGCATAATTGGTGAGCAGATGCTACAAATTAGCAAGAGATACCGCGTTGTGTTAACAGTTCACGATTCGATTGTGGCCTGTGTACGTGACGAAGAGGTGGACGAAGCACAAGCGTACATCGAAGATTGTATGCGCCAAGTCCCAACATGGGCGGCAGGTTTACCTATCGACTGCGAGAGTGGTACAGGTAGGTCGTATGGAGATTGTGAGTGAGTATAGCGCCGTGGTCGTTTAGCAAGGCGAAAGCCTTTGAGCAGTGCCCTAAACAGTTCTATCACGAGAAGATTCTCCAAGAGTATCCGTTCGTTGAGACTGAAGCTATTCGCTACGGCAATGCGTTCCATACAGCCGCTGAGGAATACATCCGAGACGGCACTCCACTCCCTAAAATGTTTGACTACGCGCAAGCCATGCTTGATTCACTTAGCGCCAAGAAAGGTGCGAAGCTGTGTGAAGAGAAGCTGGGTGTAACTGAGAACTTGTTACCGTGTAGCTTCTACGACAAAGAAGTGTGGTACCGAGGTATTGCTGACCTATTGATTATCAACGAAGAAGACGGGTTGGCATGGGTAATTGATTACAAGACAGGTAAGAGTGCGAAGTACGCTGACAAGGGACAGCTAGAGTTGATGGCACTGTTGGTGTTCGCACACTACCCAAAGATTACGCACGTACGTGCTGGGTTGTTGTTCGTCGTGAGTAATGACCTAGTAAAAGATAGCTACGCCGATTCCGATGCGGGTATGCTGTGGACTAAGTGGACAAATATCTACTCGATTATGCAGATGGCTGAGAAACGTAACGTGTGGAATGCCCGACCGAGTGGGTTATGTAAGCGCCACTGTCCAGTAACAGTATGTGTACACAACGGGAGTAACTAATGGCACGTAACTACAAGAAAGAGTACAGGCTACAGCAGTCACGCGGCGAACACGAAGATCGTATGGAGCGTCAACGTGCCCGTCGTAAGATGGATAAGACAGGTAAAGATGCTAACAACAACGGTAAGGCTGATAAGCGCGAGGGTAAAGATGTAGCGCACAAGAAGCCGCTGTCACGTGGTGGGTCTAACAAGGACGGCGTCAAGGTACAAAGTAGTAGTCGCAACCGCGCAGGTGGTGGGCGTTTAAGCCGTGGCCCACGGAGAAATGTGTAATGGCTTTCCCTTTAGTCGTATGGGATCGCGCGAGGAGTTTATTGATGGGCGGTTTCTACATGCACGAGGTGGAGTCCGCACTTGGAGTAGAGTTCGCAAATTACTTAGACGAGTTTCAGCTTGAAGACTTACCGAAGCTCGTCAAATCAGTTGACCGACAATTAGAACAAATAAAAAGCCGTAATATGACGCCGACTGAACGGCGCGCCGATGGAGAACAACGTGCAAATATTAGACAACAAGGCGCTTTTGTTGCGCCTACGGAACCCAAACAAAGTGACAACGACAGTCCAAAAAAGTCGGGAACTTTCGGATAACAAAGTTGTTGTTAACTGGGGTGTAGACGAAGCTCACAGCCTCAAGAATTTAAACATTAACGTCCCATCACCTATTCAAGGACGTTACAACTGGCCCGGACAATACAAGCCATACGACCACCAGAAGACAACAGCCGCCTTTCTTACGATGAACCGACGTTCTTTCTGCTTTAACGAGCAGGGTACGGGGAAGACCGCATCGGCTATCTGGGCATCGGACTTTCTGATGACGCAAGGCAAGATAAACCGCGTGCTGATTATATGCCCGCTATCGATTATGGATAGTGCATGGCGTAATGATTTGTTTAGTTTTGCTATGCACCGCACGGTGTCGGTGGCTTACGGGAACAAACAAAAGCGGAAGAAGATTATTAACGAGGGATCTGAGTACGTCATCATCAACTACGATGGAGTAGAGATCGTGCTCGATGAGATCGCCAACGGCGGCTTCGACTGCATCATTATCGATGAGGCAACACACTACAAGAACCCACAGACTAAACGCTGGAAGACGTTGTTCAAACTATTAAATGACAAGACGTGGTTGTGGTTGATGACAGGTACACCTGCCGCGCAGTCACCTCTTGATGCGTACGGACTTGCGAAGCTAGTCAATCCTGTAGGTGTGCCACGGTTCTTCAGTTCGTTCCGAGACATGGTGATGCACAAGGTCACACAATTTAAATGGGTGCCGAAAGAAAACGCCACGCAGATCGTGTACGAAGCACTACAACCTGCCATACGATTTACCAAAGAAGAATGTCTTGATCTACCTGAGATGGTTTACACCAAGCGTGAGGTAGAACTGACACGTCAACAGAACAAATACTACAACGACCTCAAGCAGAGACTTGTTATACAAGCCGCAGGTGAAGAGATCACTGCCGCCAACGCCGCTATCAATATGAGTAAGCTACTGCAAATAGCATCTGGTGCAGTCTACACCGATGACGGAGAGGCATTAGAGTTCGACATCAAGCATCGCTACAAGGTACTGCGAGAGGTCATCGATGAAAGCAGTAAGAAGGTGCTGGTGTTCGTACCGTTCAAGCACACCATCGACATCCTCACTGATAAACTTAGATCAGACGGTATAACGACTGAAGTCATACGTGGTGACGTGTCAGCGCCAAACAGAACAGCTATCTTCAAACAGTTTCAAGAACAAGACGATCCACGTGTTCTTGTTATCCAGCCGCAGTCAGCGGCGCACGGTGTCACCCTAACAGCCGCAAACACTGTGGTGTGGTGGGGACCAACCAGCTCCCTCGAAACTTACGCACAGGCCAACGCTCGCGTGCATCGATCAGGGCAAGACCACAAATGTACTGTCGTACAGTTGCAAGGATCGCCCGTAGAAAAGCGTGTTTACTCACTACTAGATAGTAGAATAGACGTACACACAAAAATGATCGATTTATACAAAGAACTGCTTGACTAGCTCATAACGTGTAAGTAAAGTGAAAAACCCGACACTTGTGTCGTGTGCGAAGGAGACTCAAATGAGTGAAGAAGCAGGGTTAGCTGAGAAGCTAACACGCGTTTACCTAAAGATCCGCGACGAGAAAGCCAAGCTATCTGCGGAGTATAAAGAGAAGGAGTCCAGCCTTAACCAACAAATGGATAAGGTGAAGACCGCCCTACTCGATTACTGCAGACGAGCATGGTCTCGAAAGCGTCAAAACTTCTGAGGTCTCTTTTACCGTTCGGTGAAAGACAAGGTACTGGACTAGCGACTGGGAGCAAATGCACAAGTTTGTGCTTGAGCATGAAGTTCCTGAGTTTATGGAAAAGCGCCTTAACCAAGCCAACGTGAAAAGCGTTCCTCGAAGAGAACCCCGACATCGTACCTAAAGGTCTCAATGTCGATTCTGAATACACCATAGCAGTGAGGAAAAAATCATGAACGGTCCGTTTGTGCCAATCGAAGATCTGTCCAAGCACTTCTCTGTATCTGTATCTACGATCAGAGGCTGGGTGCGTAAGGGACACATTCCCAAGAACACCTACATAAAAGTAGGTAACACCTATCGGTTTTCTATTGCCGATGTATCTGAAGCCCTGACTCAGTCAGCACAACGAACGTTGTTTCGTTTAACGAAGCACTGGGTGTTGATGTAGCTCAGATTACGGTTGATGGTCTAGAAGCTCAGGCAGAGGTTGATAAGTCTGATGAGCATTGGGCTGACATGTTTACCGCTCCTATTGACGATGATGTCTGATGGACCGGATTAGCCTAAGTGGAGGAGTGTTTCGCATCATCGAGGGTGGGAGACAGGTATCTACGGTAGAAGACACAATAAAATTTGTTGTGGTAAACGCCGCTAAGGTATCTCGTTCTTACTACGCCGGTGCATTCGATCCCAACACCCCATCACCACCTACGTGCTGGTCGGCGGATACAAACCAGCCATCGCCTGATGTGCCTGTGCATAACAGACAAGCATCTCGGTGTATGGATTGCCCCCAGAACATTAAGGGGTCAGGACAAGCTGGTGGACGTGCGTGTCGATTCGCACAGCGTTTAGCGGTTGTTTTAGAGGACGACCTGAGCAAGGTGTACCAACTACAACTACCAGCAACATCGGTATTTGGTAGAGCGGTAGAAGGTAAGATGCCAATGCAAGCCTATGCACAACATCTTTCTTCTCACAGCACACCCTGTTATTTCTGTGACAACACGTTGTTCGTTTGATCAGGATAGCCCCGTGCCAAGCTAGTCTTTCAAGCCTTCGTGCCCTCAACGAAGAGGAGCTAGATCTCGTTGTCTCGTTAGCACAAAGCAATGAGGCCAACGAAGCGATTTCATTAAACCCGCCCCAACAAGGGCAACCCTTTGCAGAGGTAAGCGGTTTTGTTTACTCACCTGCGAATGCAAACCAAGGAGACTGATATGTCAACTGAGCAACATGTAATACCCAACGCGGTCGCAATCTATCCAAAGATTGATCGCCCCTACCGTTTCGATAACACCGAAAATAGATCGGTGCCATGCGATGCACTGGATGACGGTGCCGAATACACACTACAGTTCAAGACTGATGAGGACACAGCACGTTCGCTATACGCTTACATGAAAGCGCTATACAACGAGCGTAAGAAGTCTAATTGGCCTGATATCAAGAACCCGTTCAAGAAAACGGACGATGGTATGTTCCAGTACAAGGCCAGCCTCAAGGGTGCGTACAACGGTGAGAAGACCAACAAGCCAGCACAGTACGATGCCAAGACGCAGAAGTTACCTGATGACTTCCAGTTAACAAGTGACAGCGTAATTAATATTGCTGTTGTTGGAGTTCCCTATAGCGCATCGATGGGTGCAGGGGTATCTTTAAGACTGCGCGGTGTGCAGGTAATAAAACTAGCAGAACGCCAATCTGTATCACCGTTTAGTGCTGTGGATGGTTTCGATGTAAGCGAGTCAAATCCGTTTGCACAAAGTGCTCCAGCACCGAAGGCTGATAACTTGGACGGGTTTGATGAACCTGCTCCAGCGGAACCCGCCATCGAGGAGCCAACCAAAGTTGTAAAGAAATCTGCTCCAGCACCCGCAGAGAATGAAGACCTCAGTGCAATTATCGACAACTGGGACGACTAAGTTACTCGTCACAATGGTAATTGAACCGCGTTACGGCAGGGCGGGGGACAAACGTCTCTGCCGTAACGTTGCAAGCAATGGGTGGGTACATGGAAACGAAAACATTTTTAGAGAGGGTACTTAGTAGCGAGGGGCACTATTGCATATTTGCGGCAAAATCGGCGGACGAGCGTAAGACACAAAAATTCTATAGCTCTATCGACGATGTTGTGGAAGCCGCAACGCAGTTTGACCAGCAGGGGTACGACGTATACTACGGGCTAGCAACGTTCCAAGAAGCTAACTCCCGTAAAGTTGATAATGTAAAACATCTCCAGTCGTTCTTTCTTGACCTCGATTGTGGCCCGACAAAAGACTTTGCTTCGCAAGAAGAAGCAATCAAAGCACTGCGTAAGTTTTGTAGTGCCAACCAACTACCAACACCGACGATGGTTAACTCGGGGCGTGGTGTACACGTCTATTGGTTTCTATCGGAACCGGTGTGCTATGAGGATTGGTTTCCCGTAGCAGAAAGACTGAAGCGTTTGTGTGCAAAACAGAACTTCTTAGCTGACCCTGCGGTAACCGCTGATGGTGCACGCGTGTTAAGAGTTCCTGACACACATAACTACAAGACTAATCCTCCGTCGGACGTAGGCTTTTTTGGCTTAGGTGAGCGATTTGAGACTGTCGTTTTTGACACATTCTCCGAATTGCTTGGCGGAGAAATGATACCAGTTCCGACTAAACACATACCCAAAGAGTTGAGCCAAACAATGCACAACCTGATGGGTAATCAAGAAAATGTGTTTAAAGATATCTTGGTGAAGACTCAACGTGGTGATGGCTGTGAGCAGTTGTACAACATCATCCGGCACCAAGAAGAAACAAGCGAACCTCTCTGGCGAGCGGGGTTATCTATCGCTAAGTTCTGTACGGATAGTGATAAGGCGATGCACATCATCTCCAAAAACCATCCCGAATACACGCCAGAAGATACTCAGGATAAGCTCAGACAAATCAAAGGTCCGTACACGTGTGCGAAGTTTGATGAGTTTAACCCTGACGTGTGCCCGAACTGTCCGCAGTGGGGGCAGGTAAAATCGCCGATTGTGTTGGGTAGGCGGCTCAAAGAAGCCGAGGTTGGGGACGACGGCACTTATGTTGAAGCCCCGGCACTAGAGATACCTAACCAACCTAAAACAACTTATGAGATACCTAAGTATCCTCCGCCTTACGTTCGTGGTGTGAACGGCGGGGTATATATTAGGACGACTAATGAAGAAGGTGACGTAGAAGAGAAGCGGCTGTACCACAACGACTTGTATGTTGTGAAACGCGTACACGACCCCGAGGTAGGCGAGGCGATAGTTATGCGTCTGCACTTACCGAGAGACGGTGTGCGGGAGTTCACTTTGCCTATGAGTGCTGTCACATCGACAGAAGAATTCCGTAAGGCGCTGTCTTCGAGAGGCGTTACCTTGAAGAAAATGGATGAGCTAATGACGTATACATTGCATTGGGTAGATGAGTTGCAAGCTACCAGCACAGCAGATCAAGCGCACCGTCAGTTTGGTTGGACTGACGACATGAGTGGATTCATTCTTGGGAATCAAAAAGTCACTGCTGATAGCGTTGAGTTCAACCCGCCGTCTAACCAAACAGTAGGATTGTTTCCAGCCTTTGAACCTAAAGGTACCTACGAGGCATGGCGTGAAAACCTGTCACTGTGGAATGAAGATAGGTTTGTTCTTCAGCAGTTTGCATTCGGCATGGGGTTTGGTAGTCCGTTGATGGAGTTCCTGAATACCAACTGCGGCACTGTGTCTTTCTATAACAAAGACTCCGGTGTCGGTAAGACCGCCCTACTGTTAGCCGCGTCAGGTATATGGGGCGACCCAGAACAGCTCGTGTTGCAGAAGGATGATACCTACAACTTTAAGATGAACCGTGCAGAGTTGATGCACAGTCTTCCGACAGGTATCGACGAGATCACAAACATGGCTCCCAAGCAGATGTCAGAACTTGTTTACCAAGGAACGAGTGGGCAACAGCGTGGGCGTATGTCTCAAAGCTCGAACGTAGAACGTTACCGTGGAGACCGGTGGAGTCTCTTGATGATGTATACCGCCAACACCAGCGTTGTAGAGCGTATCAGTATGGCGAAAGCTATGCCGAAAGCAGAGGCACAGCGGGTACTTGAGTGTCGCGTGGAACGTATCTTCGACTCAGTGAAAGACAAGGAAACCACTGACGCCTTCGAGAATAGCCTTCTGAACAACTATGGACACGCGGGGGTGATTTACATACAGCACATCCTTAAAAACCTATCAGAGTGCCGTCAGATCGTTCTAGACGTGCAGAAGCGCGTAGACAAGGTGGCCGAGCTAACGTCCGAAAACCGATTCTGGTCAGCAACTATAGCGTCAACCATATCCGGCTTGCTCATAGCTAAACGAGCGGGTCTGCACGACTTCGATGTTCAGAAGGTATTTAAGTGGGCCGTGACTGAACTAGTCGCGCAAAACAAGCGCAACATGAATGAGATGGCAGGTAGCGTCTACGATGTTCTCGATGACTTCTTTAGCGAAAACATTAGCTACATCCTTCAGATAAAAAGCACGATGGACAATCGAGGCACACACGATAACGGGTTAGACCAACATGTAATCCCCGAGCAGGTTGCGCGTGGACGTTTGATCGCTAGGTACGAAACAGACACTAAGATGTTTTATGTTAAACCTAAACCTTTGAAGGAGTGGTGTGGTGATTTGCAAATAAACTACGCGCACTTGGTCAGCGAGATTATCAGTAAGTGCCAAGGCAAACGTAAGAAGGTACGGCTTACAAAGGGTACCAACCTACAGCTACCTCCTACGGATGTGATTGCTATGAAGTTTGACATGGAACCCGACGATGAAAATCTTGAGGACTTATGATCTTGCACCTGATGGGGTACGGATTGAAGTCAACTGGGACAACATGAGTATCGGTACCTCTATATTCATCCCGTGTATCAATACCGAGGACGCTATAAAAGAAGTGAATCGTATATGCACCGAGAAAGGCTGGGAGATAACTAGTCGAGTAAGGATTGAGAATGGGTGCTTAGGGGTACGTTTTTGGCGTAAAATGTGATATGTTGATCGGGACAAATTACGTGTTGCTCCTACAAACGTAGTTTGTTGATATGTTCTCCTTTGTAAGAAAAGTATTCCCCCTTTGGTCCCCCGAAGGGGGTTTTTTCGTTAAGGGGCTATGAAACCGTTGCGCTCTGCTTCTAACTGATCGTCTAGTATCCTACGCATCGCTGGAGATAGCGTTACGCCGTTGTACATCTCAGTAGATGTTTTCATGTGTTGCTTCATCGACCGGTCAATAGAATCCTGTGTGATCGCAAAGCTGGGGTGATTACGGTTGTACTTGTTTATCTCTTTCAGTACTTCACGAGCTTTCTCGTAATCATTCTGGCGAGTAGCAAGATAGTATTGCTTGCGAAGTTCAGATGCTTTTCGAGATAAGGCTATGTCAATTTTCTTAACTCGTTGGTTGTTCTCTTGAATCCGCGTGTATTCTGACGGCGCAAATCCAAAGAACTGTCCTACCATTTCTCCGCCAGTAATATCATCGTAGATAGGGTCTCCGCGACGCGAGTAGATGCCGCCATCCTGCTGATAACGACCGAGCACTTTATAAGCATTAGAAATACCGACAGGTAGGAGGTTTTCGACGCCTCGTTGGAACTCACCATCATATAAATCAGAGAATCCGCGCCCAAGACGTTTACCGACACTAAGCGCCGGACCACCAAGGTAGTAACCAATAAACTCTTCTGCTGAAGGGTCAGTTTGATAGCGGTTTGTCTGAATGATCAGTCCGGTCAAACGCACCCGAGAAGCGACGTCTATACCTACACCAGCTTCGGAGAGTATCTTGTTAACCGCGCCTTTGTACCAACCTTCACCTACATAGTCTCGTACCACAGAGTTAAAGTCGTCGTCCTCATCCCCTGCAAACAGGTCATATACTAATTGTATAGCGCCGTAAATAGGGACGCCGTGTATACCCGAGAAGAATATCGAAGAACCAAGGATGCCGAAGGCTTGTTTACGTGCGACTGACACACGTTCTTTTATCTCTGCATCAGACAGACCTTGCTCTTTTAGCATCTTGTCGTACACACCTAACGCATTAGCGCCTACGCTAAACATGGTGGTATACATCCGCATACCATAGGACTTATACATACCCGCCACGCGGCCTACGTTCTCTCGAACTACTGGGGGCGCTGTTTCTAATGTCGAGCCGCCATTTAACCGGTGTGTTTCTCTAAACGCTTCTTCTATTAAAACGTCTTCGCTAATAGTCTCGCCTTTCTTTTTCGCTTCTTGTTTAGCTAAATCATAAGCCAGCACCATAGAGACTTGTCTGTTGAAACGTTCTGCTTGGTTAAACATCATGGCAGATATAGCTGTACCGGTGTCTAAACCAGATAAAAGTTTTGACCCCATTCCGTCGTCACGTTTTGCTCTACCTCCTTCTAGCAAACCGACTGCATCAGCCATGAAAGAACGGTTTAAGTGTCCACGGTCCGATGCTTGTTTTACTAAAGGCGCAAGCTCTTCAAGTTCTTTTCTTTCAGCTTTGCTAAGATCGATATCATCTCTAACGACAAACTTGTCACCATCCTGTTTGTAATACGCATCTAGGCCGTACGCAGGAGAGAATTTACCTGCGGCGTCGGTGGCTTTTTGTGCGAGCCGCTTACCCTTTACTGCGGATAAGTTATCTAGTTCTGGACGATGGTTACGTGCACTCATGACTAGTCGCATCGCGCGATACATAGCTTGTAGTGTCGGTTTTACTCCATACTTAGCCATCATCATAGGCATGACAACCATAGGTATCTGCGCTGTTTGCACCATAGCGGACGCTGTGTTGAAACCAATAGTCCCTACAAACGCCATTTGGTTAGCTACTCGTACAACTCCTTCTACTTCTTTGTACTTAGCTCCGCTTACAGCAAAATTCATTCGACTCTGTAAGTCTTTTATGGACTGTTCGAGTTTCCATTGCTCTTCTGGCTTAAACTTTTCGGATTCTGTCCGTGATACCTTTTCTAAATCAGATAGAATATTCTGCATACTTCCTGAGAATTTTAGTTTTTCTATCTGACGTCCAAGGTCGTATCCTTTAGTCTTTATTGCGTAGAGCGCATCAGTCTCGTGACCGGCTGTATTTTTTCGACTTTGTAGTGAACGAGCTAACGAAGATTCTGGTAACGTAGAAACCACCATCCGCATAAATGCTTCTTGAACTTCACCGTCTACTTTTTTCGCCTGCATCATCTTTAATGTCTGGTTTACGAACGAAGACGAAGGTGCTTGTTTCGCATAATCCACAAACGATTCATTATCAGAAGAACGCACTAACTCCATATCAGGATTACTTTCAATCTCACGAAGTTGCGCTAACCAGTCCTTCCGGTTCTGGTGCATCTCGAACACAAAATTATCTTGACCTTTAGGTGTTTTTCCGGGCTTGTACCGGAAACCTATTTTGTATCTGCCTTCACGAACTAGCGGGAAGTAGACATCCATACCTTTTCGATCAAACAACTTCTTTTCAAACTCAGTTTTTAGCTTTGCAATGGTCTGAGTATCGCCATCAGCCATCGTTTCGATGCGGCTAAATATAACTTCTTTTAGTTCTTCAAATTGCTTACGGTAAAACGCCTGCATGTCTTTGTAGACTGTTTTACCTTCAGGCTCTAATTTCTTCCACTGCTTCTGGTTTTCTTGCCAGATAGCCCATAGATCATTACCGTCTACTGGCTTACCTTTGTACTTCTTCTCGGCCTGTGCACGAGTTAACGTGGGGTCCACTTGGAAGATGGTAGAGCCGTACTCACGGTTATAAATAATATCGTTAAACAGCTTTGTCTGCTCTGGAGTTGTGCTGTCAAACCATCGCTCCATAGGTTGTATAGCCTTGTAAGTAGCGTCATCTCTTTGTGCTGACGCACCCCGCATTCTTTCCATTGCGACAAGAGCTTTTTGAGCTACCGTACCGAGTTTAGCGTTAGTTGCTCTTGCGACGTCTATATAAGCGTTCATATCTAAGAACTTAAGAGCCAAATCGCCGTATTTCTCTCCAAGAGAATCTATTGTTTCTTTGCCCAACTGCCCGAATTCTGCTCGACCCTTTTTGGTTAAGGGCTTTCCTACTGTTTTTTGTAACGCATCGATTTTATCCGCTACTTGTTTCACCCCAGCATAAGTGCTTTCCATAGCGAGGGCGTTCGCGTCTCGATACTCGGGTGCAGGAGCGAGGATTTCATTAATTAGCGCGTCAGCCTGAGTCATAGCGGACTCAATGTCTTTACGTTTTTTACCCACTACTTGCCGGAATAAGTTCCCAACTATGTTTAGAAAGCGTTGGAGCGCGTTAATATTTGATCCGTCAGGGTTAATCCCAGCGAGTTCTGCACGGAAACGTTCGTTAGATTGTGCTTCAGAAACAAACTCATCTAGATTTTTAGCGCCATACGCAGTGCCGAACTTGTCTTTAACGTCGTTATAAAGACTAGTGAGTTGTTTTGTTACGGGGTGTGACTTGTTGGCCAACGTTGCCGAAGTTAGCGCATGGCCTACCTCGTGCATTAACGTATGCTGGCTTATCCCGTCAGCGGTATTTAAATTAATCGTGTTCGTCTTAGGGTCAAACGACCCGGCAACACTATCCTTAGCCTTAGACGAGAACAACTTAACCTTTGTTTTGCCTAGCTTGTCAGCGAAGGCATTGGCAATCCGCGCAAGATCCTTATTAGGTGTAAGGCTCGCTAATACTTTTAATGCTTCAGTTAGTTCACCTTCGCGTAAAAGAGCCGCAGTGGTTGGGTGTAACGTGTTACCAAGTACAACATCACCTGTACGTAGTTCGTAGGGTATTTCGTTAAAGAATTCTTCGATTGCTTGTACTTCGGCATCGAGGTCGCGTTGTTGACGTGCGTCTTCTTGCTCTGCGTAAGCCTGCTCGTTAGTGTACTGCTCCGTTACTCTTTGTGTCGCTACCTTAGCTTGTGCCTCCATCTCTGAAGGGTTTCTAGCTTTTCTTTCTTCGGACTTCTTTACGTCTACAGTTCTTTGGCTGACTCGACTAAGCGCCTTTTTCTTCTGCTTAGTGCGTTCTTTTATCCACGCATTAGTTTCTTCAGATAGATTCTTCTTAGCCCACGCCAAAACTTTCTTAGCGTTTTCTCTACCCGATTGCGCGAAGTACGCCTTTGTTTCTGCGCTCGTGCCTTTTTGCTCTGTAAATCTTGGGCTTTCATCCACAACGTCATGAATAGCTCTATCCAAAGCATCGATAACACGTTCGTCTCTACCGAAGTAGGCTTCAAGTGCCGATCTCTCATCTGTTTTAGATCTAGATTCATCTCGGGAAACTGCTTCTTCTAAACGAGCTTCAACTGCATCAACGTCAGCATCTGATACAGGATCTTTGTCAGTCGGAACCTCAAAGAGCTTAGGTCGTGACAACACTCCACGCTTCACTACGCCTTTAGTAGTTCTTGACTTTCTTTCCTTCTTTGCCGGGGTAACAGATGTTGTAGTTTTCTGTGTAACTTGTTTACCTGTAGTAGCTTTCTTTGCCTGCCCCGAAACCGTAGTAGTTTTAGTTTCTAGTGAAGCGGATTCAGTATCCGTTCCTCGTACAGGCTCTCCAACGCGTCCTCCAGTGTCATCCACTCCTCCGGCTTCAGGTGCAACAACGGCTTCGGTACCTGTTCCATCAGAAGGTACTCTTGGTTCTGTCCCCACAGTTGGTACAGCACTTGGAACGCTAGCTCTACTTGAAACTTGCTCAGATTCTGTAATCCCTGCATTTCGAACTCCTGTCGCAGTGGCTGATCCGCGTCCCTGTGTCGTTTCCGTAAATAGATCACCTTGCTTCTCCGATATCCCCTCCAGTAATCGTGCCACATTTGCACGAGATTTTTTACTGCCGAGTTTTGTGCTTTGAGAAAACTTAGTAAGGCGTCGTCGAATGGCTGGATCATTTAAATCTTTACCAATAATGCCGGACTTAGGGTTACGTAAAGGTGATGAGCGATTAACACCTAGTTCGTTTAGGCGCTCTTCCGTAATGATGTCTGGTGTAGGCTTAGGTTCTCGTGTAGCAGATTTAAAAGGAGCCTTTTGGCGTCTTGGAATGCCGCCCTTTGGTCCTATTAAGGGCTGTTCTATCTGCCTTCGTTCTGCACGGGGTTGTTCGAGCCGCATCTCTTGTTGTTCTGGAGCAGGAGTAGGCTTACGCATAAGCCGCTCTGATTCAGGCGTTACTTTCTGACGTTTGATTGTAGGAACATCTTTACCAGCAACTCTACGAGTCCCAAACATCTCACGCTGTACTTCAGTATCCTGCTCAAAACCGGGCAGTACAGGTTGGTCTTCTATCCGATCACCGCGTAAACCTAGCTTTCTTGCCGCTCTTTTCTCTTGACGTTCTTTACGATCTACTTTCGACTGTTCAGCTTGTCGTTCGGCTGTAAACGCGTCGATTTGTTCGTCTTGTGCTCTAACACGTGCACGTTCTTCTGGCGACATATCAGCGGTTAGTCTGTCGTCGATTAACTCAGTAGGCACCCGCGTAGAACCTCTACGCTCTTCGTCTTTTATGGCTTCTTGCCTTCTTTCTTGTTCTCGTTGTGTAGCGGTCTCTCGTGCTTCACGTTCTTTACGTCTAGCTTCTTCTACTATCCGTGCCGGAACTTCTTGCGTACTACCATCTGGCATACGCACTTGTATTAATTCGTCAGGATCAACAGGTGCAGGTAAGCCCAGTAGCTGTTCTTCTTCTACAATCTCTTCTTCAGTAGCGGGTGCCTCTTCAGTTCTTGGTGCTCCACGAGGTTTGCCACGCGTAAAGGCTTCGACAATGGCCTGTAATATCGCACCTGAACCAGCGCCGATTGCACCTTCTTCAAGAACGCCTGCGTCAACAAGCTCACGTTCAACGTTGTATCCGCGTTCGTTAAGGTTCTGAAGAATACCTGCGGCGGCTTCTTGTGCGCCTTCTCCGAGTCCTGTCCTGCCCGTCCTACCCAAAGCTGTTTGTGGCTCTTGGAAAAGTTTTCGTAAACCTTTTACCTCTTGTTTAACTTCTTCTCCGCCTTTCTCAAACAACTCACGAAGTTTAGGTAAACGTCTAAAAATTCGAGTGAGGGGAACTACCTCTAAAGATCCTATGGCGGCACCGCGTAGAGAGGCTGTACCACGTTCTTCTTCGGTAGCACCAGCGGCACGAGCACGCTCACTTGCTTCACCAGCACCAGCACCAATACCTAACGTGGCGGCACCACCTATGCCGATTGCACCAGCGGCAGGGGCTGAAATAGGCGCGGCGGCGGCAAGGAGTGCGGGACTAGCAATACCTGCGATAGAGCCAAGGCCGGACGCTAGCTTATACGAAATAGAATCGGGGTCGCCTCGTTCGGGACGTAGCGCTTCTGCTACTGATTGAATCTTCTGGCGAGCGGCTAGTTCGTCTTCTTCCTCAAGAAGCGTAGCGGCACCAAGAGCCGCCATCTCTCCCATACCGACAAAGCCTGAGCCAAAACCACCTGCGATATTAGCACCAAGGCTTGGGTCTCCGACTCGAAAATCTGATTCGCGTAGTGAGTCTAGGTACTGTCGTTTTTGCTCTTCACGCGAAGGACGCGCCTCTACTTTAGGACGAACACGATTCAAAATCCCAGTAATTTTTTGAACAGCCTCTGCGTTGCCTTGACGTTTCGCATTCTCTAGCGCACGTTCTATCTCTGAAATTTTCAGCATGGCTTACCCCGAAAATTGTCTTATATAGGCTTCATCTTCTGGAGGTAAAAGTGCGCGGTCCCTACTACCTTCCGCTTTCAAGATAGCATTTTTAAGGCTATTAAATCTTTCGTACAACTTGGGGTTAGCAAGTAACATACCTGCTTCAAGCTGTTCTATACGCTCTACTAATTTCTTTCGTAGTTCTGAAACTTTCTCTGGATCAGGATCGCGGCTAAACGGATTAAGTCCTGCTTCTCTTTCTAGCTCTTCATCCAACTCTTCTTTAATTTTTCTTACGATAGGATCAACCTGTACAGCTTGTTGTGTCAGCTCATCAAGACGTTCTGAAACTTCTTTCATCGAATCCATAGCTTGGTCAACAGCGTCTTGGTAAACCTCACCCGTTGCTATACGGTTTTCTATCTTGTTCTGCGCGTCATCAGCCAGCATTTCTATGCGAGCAACTTTACCTTCGTAGTTGGCAATTTGCGTTGCGTTTCTGTTAGTTGCTTCAGTAGCTCGCGTCTGCATTTCAGTCGTTTCGTACCCAGATAGGGTGTTCATAGCGTTGGTGATCATGTTTGTCTGGCGTTCAATAGCCGCTTTTTGGTCACCTTTCGCTAACTTAACTAGATCTGTATTCGACTGCTGAATGTCTTTGACAATACTCATTCGCTCTTTTTGGCGTTCACGCAAAGCACGTCCTTGTGATTGCGCCGCACGTGCGCCTCCTGCCGCCGCTGAACCTAGGCCACCTCGACTACCGGCAATCAGGCTAGCCATTAGGCGCTCTTGACGTAACTTTCTGGGATCTCTTTGCGCTTTATCGAGCGCTTCAAGCTGTGCTAATCCTGCTCGGCGTTCTTTGTCTTTAGCCTCAATACCATAGTCTCTGTAAGACTCTTCTTTCGCTAATCTGCCCGCCTCTTTAGGAGATTCAAGATCTTCAGGTGCTCTACCAAACATCTTAAGCACTTCCATACCACGCTCGTCAGCACCTTCTCGATCTACTGTTTCAGCTTTTAGCTCTGGTAGCGCATCAAGTTCTTTACGTAAATCAAACGCCTCGTCAACTTTTCCGTTTTTCACGTTCTTGATAGCAGTCTCAGGAATTTTCTCTTCCATGCCTGCTTCTTTAGGTGCGATAAGTTTATCAACGATGCTGTCGGTCGATGGTTTGTTAGCGTCACTTCTAAGAACACCGACAGATTCTTGCGGTTGTGCTTTCTCTGCTACAGCGGCGATGCCTTCTGGTTTTTCTGGTGCTTGCGCTGGCCTAGCCAACATTTCTTCTGCTCGTCTAGAAGATATACTACCTTTAAAATTAGGAGGTAATAATCCACGCCTCTTAAGTTCTTCAACATCATCTGGTTTTGCTTGACCAAATAGAGAATCAGGTCTAGGAGCCGCTTCTCTGGCTTTTTCTTCTACACGTCCAGATTCTGCTAAACGTCCTCCACGACGGGTCTCTTCTTTTTTAGGTTCATCAAATTCTCTACCAGCAGGAATATCTTGCCCTTTCTCAGCCGGTATGCCCTTACCGGATGCCCGCATGTCTTCTTGTTGCTGTCTACGAACCGACTTAATTACCTCTTCAGGAGTTTTGGACAGCATCCCTTTAATTTCTTCGTCGGAATAACCCATATTAATGAGTCTTTGAATTTCCCTTTTTACTTCGGCGTTGTCACCTTCAACATCTCCACCACCCGCTAACGCAACAATACCGCCCGCTTGCATACGCTGAGGTTGTTGAGGCCGATTCTGTTGCGCCATAGCCATCTGAGGGTTACCAGTAAGTCCCGCTAGTCCCTTGGCGCGTTCGGCCATACCTTTTTGCACGGCTTTCATCTGCTTTTTCTGCGCCATATTACGCATGGTATCGGCAGTACGCTTGGTGAGATCCTGCACGCTTTGGCCCATGAGTTCTTTCTCACGTTGCGCCTTGATAGTGCCGGGCATCTGCTCCATTTCCATCTGGATTTGACGTGCGGTAGCTTCTTTCTGAGACTTCAGGCGTTGAAGCGCAAGTAGGTCAATAAGTTGTTTAGACGCGGCGTAGCGCTTCTTCAGTGCACCGGGATTGTTGCCGTAGGCTTCTACACGCTGATTAATTTCTCTATCGATAGACATTGGATTTAATCTCCACCATCGTCATTATTACCACCGTCATTATTACCGCCGCCCCTACCAAACAAGTCAGGGAATAGAAGTCTTAGATAGTTTAAAATATCCGCCGACCCACCCTGAAGTTGAGAAAATTGGCTAGGTTGCGTGTACGAATATGATTGCGCTGTCAAAGGTAGCCCTTGCAGTAGCGACTGCATGTACTGCACCTGCTTATAAGGGAAGTCCCGCTCCTCTTCAAATTGCGCTCTGTCTGCAAAAATACCCTCTTGTTCGATGCCTCGTTGTTGTGCACCAGCGGCAAGTTGGTCAGCTAACACACGTAACCCGTAAGTGTTCGCCATTTCTTGGGCAGACATACCACGATCTTGTTCAATATTGAATTGCTGTCGCCCGCGTTCAAACGCATCAGAATATGCTTGGCCCGTAGCTTGAGTTACTTTGTCAAGTAAATTACGTGTTAACTCGCTTTCTGCGAGCTGTTGTCGGGAGCCACCGAATGCACCTGCACGCGTTAATTTGCCCGCCTGCTCTACGCGAGATAGTTCCGCTTGCCGGCGAAGTTCATCTAGTTGAGGGTTAAGAACCCCCTCAATGTAGGGATTCATGTAATTTTGTTGTACATCAAAATCAGTAAACGAGCCGGGGTCATACGCGCCCATGTCTTCAGGTGTAGCCAACCCCGCTATTCCTTGAAACGCCTGCCTTTGAAGATCTGATTCGCCCGCCGTTAGTGGTCCAAAATAGGCTTCATAGGGCATATCTGCAAGAGCGGCACCGCGCCCTAACATTTCAGTTACGTAAGGCCCGACCCACGAGGATAGCGAAGACTCTGAGCCGACTTTTTGTCCTACATTAGGGTCTTCTGTAGGCGGTGGTGTATCTGTTGTGCCTGAGCCAGTATCATCTGTTGTCATAGTAACTTACCTCACGAAGGGAGCACGTTGCGTGGGTTGATTTGCTTACCCTGCTTGCTATTGCCCGTTCGCTCTTTGCGTGTTCGAGCCATCATCTGTTCAAGAACTTTTGCACCTGCATCAGAATTGCCGTTACCGAGGTGGCTTACGACGTCAGCAGGGATTACAAACTCACCGTCACTTAGCGCGGCTGGTTGCTTACCGTCAATACTAGCAGGGATTTGATCTGCCATACCATCGGTACTACCGTTTAAATAGCGACCTTTTGCGAGGTTTGCGATACCACCTTCAGCGAATTCTCGTACAAGACTCTCAGCGCGGTCACGAGATATGCCTTGGTTTAACATACCTTGAATTGCCTCATCACGAGTCGCAAAAACTTCGCCTTGGCGCTCGGGAGTTCCTGCACTTTGGTACATCTTATCTCCCACACTAGACTGAATTTTTCGGAAAGACGTAGGTAATAGCTCGCGTTGAGACTTATCATAAACGTCGGTAATGCTTTCATCGCCGCCCGTATTAAACCGCTCAAGGAAACTTTTTGCATCGCCAAAGTTTGCAAACTTTAATTCGCCTAGTCGAGGACTATCGATGGTGTAATAGTCGTTTTGATTGACTGTTTGCTGGTACTCATCAGTACCGTACTCGTCAATTAGACCGCTCCAGTACTCGTTTCTTTGCCGATTCCGTTCCAGTTGCGCTTCAAATTCGGCCTGTCGCTCTGCCGCGAGCCGTCGTTGTTCTTCAAGTTCTTCGGGTGTGTATTGAGGACGCCCTGAAATTAGCGTGCCGTCCGCAGAAAAATATTCAATACCGCCGGGATCGCCTAACGCACGTGCTAGCGCAATAGCGGCATCTCTGTTTTCAAACCGCTGTCCATCAACCATAAAGTAGTTAGGTGCGGCACCGGCAATACCATTGCCTGAAGGGTCGTCTCCACCATGAGGGAATACAGGATCTTTTACAGGATCGCCTCCACCGGGCGGCGCTGGTTCCGGCTCAGGCGCTGGTTCTGGTTCTGGTTCTGGTTCTGGTTCTGGTTCTGGTTCGCCTCCACCGGGTGGTTCGGGTTCTGGCTCAGGTTCAGGCGCTGGCTCAGGTTCAGGCGCTGGTTCTTGCCCCGGAGGAACATAATTGTCCGTAGGCATCGGCCCTGCCTGCGTAGGCATAATAGTTGTAGGGTCACCACCACGCTCTTCACGTGCTAGGTTTGATAAGTTACCTAGTAATAGAGCCAGACCTTGTTGATCTGCTTGTTCACGTGCCTGTGCTAATGCGGCCTGATCAGGTGCTACATCCTCACCCATATCTCCGCCAGTTGGCACATACTGCATGTCAGTAAAGTAACGACGCCCACCACTGCCGGGCCGTCGATTTGGGTCATATCCTAGAGGGAGTACGCGTCCTGTAGGTGTGTATGGGCTGTCTGGGCCTCCACCTTGAGGCATAACTTCGCCTGCCAACGCACCGAGGCCACTACCTGTGGGTGCTACATAAGGTCGCCCTGTTTCATCAGTGTACTCAATGCCTGTAGCTAAGGGTGCTCGTTGACGCACACCTGTGTAATCGGGAATACCGCCCTGATAGCCTACTTGAGGAATCTGTGGTTGGCCGAATCCAGAGTTACTAAGGCCAAAACCTCCTAAAAGACTTAGTAAAGTGCCTATATCACTCGAATCTAGTTCGCCGCCATCACCGATACCAAACAATGATTGAATGATGTCAAATAAGCCGCCGTCGCCACTTTCGCCGGGTGTTTCTCCAAAAATAAGCCTTATTAGATCATCAAACATCAATCGTCTCCAAGTAGCCTTAACAACTTATCAGTTATATCGTCAACGTGTCCAGCTTCATCGTTGAGTGAAGCGTCTGCAAATAAAATTGTTAGGGCATCATTAACAAGCCCATTATCCGGGCTTAGATCTACGCCGTCTACTAGTCCACCACTTGCAAATTTAGGGCCGAATCCAAGTTCTGCACCCTTGGGCTTTTTAGGCTGTGCTTCAGCCCGTGCACCGGAATAGGGATCTACAAACTTAGACTCTTGCTCAGGCGTGGCAAAAATACTGCTGAAGTCATAGATGTACTTAATGTCCGCAGGCTCTTCTGGAGCCTTGACGTCAACGCGCCCCATTCCAACGTTGGTAGTAACGCTCGGAGCTGTTCTGCGAGTGGACGGCGGCTCGTCATCATCATCGTCATCGTCGTCATCGTCATCGTCATCGTCATCATCATCGTCATCATCATCATCGTCGTCGTCATCGTCGTCATCATCGTCGTCATCGTCATCATCGTCGTCATCATCGTCATCATCGTCATCGTCGTCATCGTCATCATCATCATCATCATCATCATCGTCGTCGTCATCGTCGTCATCGTCATCATCGTCGTCATCATCGTCATCATCGTCATCATCGTCATCATCGTCATCGTCGTCATCGTCGTCATCGTCATCATCGTCGTCGTCATCGTCGTCATCATCGTCGTCATCACCCGGTTCTGGTTCGGGTTCTGGTTCTGGTTGAGGCTCAGGTTCTGGTTCGGGTTCTTCCTCGTCATCATCGTCGTCATCACCCGGTTCTGGTTCGGGTTCAGGCTCGGGTTCAGGCTCAGGCTCAGGCTCAGGCTCAGGTTCTTCCTCGTCATCATCGTCGTCATCACCCGGTTCTGGTTCGGGTTCTGGCTCGGGTTCAGGTTCTGGCTCTGGCTCAGGCTCAGGCTCAGGTTCTTCCTCGTCATCATCGTCGTCATCACCCGGTTCTGGTTCGGGTTCTGGCTCGGGTTCAGGTTCTGGCTCTGGCTCTGGTTCGGGTTCTGGCTCAGGCTCAGGTTCTTCCTCGTCATCATCGTCGTCATCACCCGGTTCTGGTTCGGGTTCTGGCTCGGGTTCAGGTTCTGGCTCTGGCTCTGGTTCGGGTTCTGGCTCTGGTTCAGGCTCCGGTTCTTCCTCGTCATCATCGTCGTCATCACCCGGTTCTGGTTCGGGTTCTGGCTCGGGTTCAGGCTCAGGCTCTGGCTCTGGTTCAGGCTCCGGTTCAGGCTCCGGCTCATCATCATCATCGTCATCGTCACCTATCGGAGGTTCTGGCTCTGGCTCGGGTTCTGGCTCAGGTTCTGGCTCTGGTTCTGGCTCTGGCTCTGGCTCTGGTTCGGGTTCTGGTTCTGGCTCAGGTTCACCTGCATCACTAGGAGGTCCGCTATATATCTCTCCTACAATAAAGGGATACTCATCTGGATTCTCAGGGTCATAGTTCGGGTCAACTAATATCTCTCCAGTCTCGGTGTGCCTGAACATACCATTACCAATGTACTCCCATTGATTCTCTGGCTCGATATCAGGTTCTGGCTCTGGCTCGGGTTCAGGCTCCGGCTCAGGCTCAGGCTCTGGCTCGGGTTCTGGCTCAGGTTCAGGTTCTGGCTCAGGTTCAGGTTCTGGCTCAGGTTCAGGCTCTGGCTCTGGCTCTGGCGTTTCTTCGTGAGGACCAGTTACAACATCACCTACATCGTAGGGTCTGTCATCTGGAGTTGTTCCAGTATACTCGTTAAATTCACGCTGGAACTCTTCAAACTGCTCACGTGTTATCAATCCATTACGATACGCGGCACCTGCATCTCCGTATACATACTCGCCATTTTGCAGGTCTCCGAGCATCTCATCGGTGGTCATTCTGCCCGCAGTTTCTCTAGCTTGGTTTGCACGCTGGCGAGCTTCTGCCGCCTCTTGTGCCGCCGCCGCCGCTTGTGCTTCTAATTCGGCTAATTCCTCTTCGCTTGCTCCTGCCGCCGCCGCCGCTTCTACTGCCGCATCTGCCGCATCTGCCGCCGCTTCTGCATCCTGAGCCGCTTGTTCAGCTTCTGCCGCTCGGTTCTGTGCTTCGTCTGCATCAGCGGGTTCATCGGGATCGCCTTCGTCAGGGTCACCTTCGTCGGGTTCTGGCGCTGGCTCTGGCTCAGGTTCTGGCTCAGGCTCAGGCTCTGGCTCTGGTTCAGGCTCGGGTTCAGGTTCAGGTTCTGGCTCAGGTTCAGGTTCTGGTTCTGGTTCTGGTTCAGGTTCAGGTTCTGGCTCTGGTTCTGGTTCTGGTTCAGGTTCAGGTTCAGGTTCGGGTTCAGGCGGACGCTCAGGTGTAGGTATTTGACGAGGCTCACCTGCGGAGGTTAACCAATCTTCAAACATTGTGCCGTCTATTATAGGACGCCCGTATTCGTCATAACCTCCAAATATATAACCCGCATTATGAATACCCTCAGAGATTAAATACTCATCGAGTTCTTCTCGTGTAGCACCTGAACCCAACATGTCCCGCAAAACTGCGGCTTGCTCTTGAGTTATAGACTTATACCGGCCATCTCTCGTAACAATAAAATAGTCATCGCCGTCTTGGTTTACTGTGTAATCAAGATCAGGGTCAGCCCACCGACCCGTATTTTCCCATTCGTACACAAACTCAGGTACGTCTGGTTGAGGTCGAGTTTCTAAATATTCTTCAATTTGTTCGTCAGAAAACCCTGCACGCTCCATCATTTCGCGGGCAGTATCGTCGTCGTAGTCGTTGTAGGTGTCTGTATTTAAAACTGTGCCGTAATACCAACGGTTAAAACCGCCCGCATTTGCAATCTGTTCTGCTAGCGATCTGAGTGCTTCGTCATCTTCTGAACTGTCAATAGCATTTTGTAGAGCATTTAATGCGCTTTCAGAAAGCCCGTCAGGTAAGCCTTGTCTGCCTTCCATAATGTCATTAAGCATTTCAAAGACGGTATCGGGCGTTAGATCAGAAGGCCCATCGTCTTCATCTGGCGGGTCAAACTCAGGTGGCTCACCCCAATCTAAGTCAGGGTTTTCATCAACCACTAGCTCCGCTAGTTCGTCAACTTGATCTCTAGCTAAACCTAGTTGCTGGGCTAAATTATAAAAATCTTCTATGTTGTCGTGTTCGCCCGAAAGAGCTTCTTGCGCGAAATTTAAAATCACGGCACTAGAAGGGTCGTATATGTCGAGACCTATACTCTCTAAAAACCCTATTGCTGGACCTAATACAGCGGAACCTGCATTAAGTAGTGCCGTATAGGCCGCCTCAAAACCTGAACCTATGCCGTCTCCAATGGCGCTGATTATGTCCATAAAGGACATACTTGAAGGACCGCCTAAACTTGGTCCGTATGTGTCTAAGGCTTCAAACATGTTGTCAAGCATGTCTGCGACAGCTTGCGCGGCGGCAGAGCTTGCTTCGTACCCGGCTTCAGATGCTCTTGCCGCCAATGCCTCGCTAAACACATCACCAATTTCGGATAAACTTGCGCTAAGAAAATCTTCTGCTTCTAGGTCAAAATCACCGGTAACAACCCCTTGAAGAGCGGCGTTAGCTATGGCTCTACCAGCAATATTAGAAACAGTAGTACCAACAGCACCCGTTCCTAACACACCTTGGAATGCTCCAGACAAATATTGGCTAAGTTGAGGACCGGCTAAGAAGCTAAGTCCTACAGCTAACCCAATTTTTACCCAATCACCCGAACTGGGGTGATCATCAAACTCAAAAATCTCTAGTGGATAGCCACCGTTAAAAGAAAATATATCGCCGTCTTGGTTACGGACGATGGTGTTTACGTTGTATTCCTCTAAAAGCCCTTCATAGCCATCGCTTTGCGTAAAGTTTTTGAATTGGTTTCCGTACCTTTCAACCTGAAAAATGGCATGTCTGTCGCGGAGTTCTTGGTAAATATCTTGCCTAGTTCGTTCCCCCGTACCCGACTCGAGTAGTTGCCTAAGATCTCTAGGGTCGTAGGTGTAATCTAACCACTCATAAAAATTTAGTGTTTCCCACCAGTTATAGGTGTCAGGATCAGCTTCTTGTAAGTCGTACACGCCGTCCATGTAGGAAATAAAGTTGTCAGCGGAGCCAAACATTTGGCCGTATTCTTTTTTAGAGTTATAGAGTTCTCTAAGTCCGCTATGGCCGTCAGCAACACCTATATTACCAACGTGCCAAACGTCGCGTGTGTCACCTCCATCTAGATCCCGAGACTCTTTTACATAGAGGTATTTTCTGTTTCCAGTATCAGCCTCATACTGCCTTCTCTCTTCTCGCTCCTGCTCTCGCCGCTCGTTATACTCACGCATAACGTTTGCTTGACGTTCTCGTCTAGCTTCTTCGTATCTATCTTCCCTACCGTACGGATCGCCGGGTTCTGGCGCAGGTTCTGGCGTAGGTTCTGGTTCTGGTTCTGGCTCAGGAGCGGGTTCTGGAGCGGGTTCTGGAGCGGGTTCTGGAGCGGGTTCTGGAGCTGGAGCAGGTTCGGGTGCAGGTGCTGGATTACGATCAAACCGTCCAGTTACAACGTCGCCTTTTGCGTAGGGTCTTTCTCCTGCAACGGTTCCGGTGTAGTCATCAAACGCATCTCTGAAAAGTTCAAATTCAGATCTAGAAATGTTTCCATTTCTGTACGCTTCACCTGCGTCACCGTAGACGTATCTACCGTTGAACAGGGCGGTTATGAGTTCAAAATACGTCATATTATTGCCTACACATTACTTACAAACGTCACGTCAATAGACGCAGACGGTATACCGGGGTGCGGAGAAGAGGCCGCTTCTGTGTGTAAGTTTAGACTCGTGTCATCCGTTGCCCAGTAAATTTCTATGTAATCACCTGCCGCTAAAGAGGTCATAAACTCCCAATTTATTGCTTCGTAGTCATTACCTTTTGTATGGAATTGGTGCCCTGAATACGATACAGCACTACCATTCTTCTCTTCGTAGATTGTTATTTGTGCATCACTGGCGTTGTTGTGCTCTAACTGCAACGTTACGTTGAACTGATACACCCCTGCATTTGCGACGTTTATACGGCTGTTGTTAGATAAAGTAATTCCGCTATTAAGTACCGTGTTATTAAAGGTAACTGCGTAACCAGTGTTTGTAGCGGCGGCGGTCTGATCTTGCGTGCTATAAAACGTGCCTACAGGACTGTAAAGGAACTTACCCCCGTTGTCGGTACTAACTAAGTTATCAAACGCATTCACAAGACGCGTAAAAAACAGACGTAGAACATTGCTGTTCTGGTCCATAAACGGGCGATCATAAGTTTCAGTCGCAAGAGGTAGCGCAGGAGGTGCAGGGCGTTCTAGCTCATTAGCCATTAACGCCTCCCATCAGGGCGTAAGTCAATCCGAGGCGACCCTAACTGCCATTTTACTCCTAACGAATCCGATTCTATTTTTATAGACATCTGGCGACCACGCACACGGATGTTTGCTTGGCCTGTAAACTGCTCAATCGGCACTGTAGCTGTACGAGTTACCGTCCCAGAATTAGATCCGCCCTCGGATGTAGGACTGTTGTACCCAGATCCTGAATTTGCGAGGGGTAACAAGCTCATCGTTGCGTGCGGAGAATCTGCTGTAGATCCATCAAACGTCATATCCGGCATAACTCGCCAAACAAAGGCAAAACGATCTCCATCGTCTATGTCAAACTGACCCGAAGTTATCGTTGCAGTAATCGCGGCAGGCGTTCCAGTTTCGTTGTCGTCGGTACCAAACTCGTGATTAACAAGGTTGTACTGATACGAAGCACCTAACGGATAATCACGCAGTCCTGAATCTAACCACGCAGTACGTGCCATCGTGCCGTAATACCACGTCTTTTCTAGATAGTTGTAAACCACATACCTGTCATTAGTTTGACTATTTTGTGAGCAATAAAACCACCAAATTTCATGGAATGCTTCGTTTGTACCCGCCGTTACTTGGTCATACTGCAACTCGTTAAAATCGTTAAATACAAACCTACGTACGTCGCAAGGAAGCGTCTGAGTACGACCGTCATAAGCGTAAAACTTGTCTTTACCCATCCAAAAAGCAACACCACTAGAGAACGCCACAGCATTCTGAGAAGCAATCGATATGTTGTCTCCAACCAACTGTGTACTCCATACAATGGGAGCACCTTGGTACTGAAGCGAATACACAGATGAATCAGTCCAAACCAGTATTTCTTGGCGCGACTGCTTTGCGGTTACAATTTCAGTGCCTTTTGAAAGCCGAATAGATCCAGCCTGATTTGTAGATGCGGGAGTCCAATTTGTAGGGTCTTCTTGGTCTGACCAGCGAATTAGCATGGGGTCGAACGTGCCAGAAGCTAAAAGGTTTACCCCAAAACAAAAGACAAACCGGCTTACATCAGACACAAGAATAAAGTTCTGTTTTGTAGGTACGTTGGATGCGCCTGATAACGAGCTTAAGTACACTCCACGCGTGCTTACACCGTTAGTTGCGTCCCAATAAAAAATACCTGCCGCCACGCGGTCCAAATATTAAGTCTTCACCGAAGTTAGACTGACTCCAAAGACGGATAGATTCGGTAGATACTGAGCCAGTACCCCAAGTGCCTGCACCCCATGTACCACCGCCCCAACCAGTCAGAGGGACTTCATAAGGCTCGCCTGAGCGTATCTGGTACGCACCCACAACAGATGAACCGCCGTTGCCTGTATCCGAAGAATTAGCAGTGGCAGTTGCGGTGATGGTGTACGTATTGATGCTTGGGACAGTGACTATCTGATACTCAGCGTTTAACACATCAGCAGTAATGTTACCGCCAAGTGTTACCGCGCCACTAAAAGTAACAAAATCTCCCTCACGTGCGCCGTGTCCGCTATCAGTTACAGTTAGTGTGGTTGAACCGTTAGTAGCCGCAAAGGTCACATCTCCAGCGGCGGTAGTTGCGCGGATAGGTGTAATGTCGTTGTATCCGCCGCCTTCCTCAAGGTAAAACTTAAGGTGTGTTCCTACGCCGATAAGGTTGATACTACCAAGCGTTATCCAGTTTGATAGGGAACGACAGATACCTTGAAACGTAGATACAGAGATGCGCTCCCAACCACCTATTTTTTCAGGGTAACCCTGCCGAAATCGCACTTTATCGCACTCATACCACCCATTCTCATTAGTGTAACGAGTTACTTCGCGGTTAATTCCCGGCTTGAAAGCTAACTTTTTTAGAGCCATAACGCACCTATAAAGTGTCGCCAAATACTGGCGGCAACGTGGTTACTTGTATCGATACGCTCTCTTTTAAGTTAAGAGGTTGGTTACAGTCTGAACAAGTGTCGGCTTCTAGCTCTGATTCGTCAAGATCATAGCCGCAATGAGCACAAACGACTTCTACTGTATGTGTAGGTTCAACGCCGTTTTCGTTGTATGTGCTTCTATCGTATTACGCATAACCCTCTCCATAACGACCTGTGCGGACCATTTCAGTCACTTCATCCGCACGAGAACCCACCTGAGTCGCCCATTTAGAGTCCATAAACTCATCTGCGGCGGTAGAGTAGTCCCCTATTGTCATAGCCGCTAATGCCTTCTTAAACGTCATTAGACGCGTCATACCAAGATTAAAGCACAAGTTGACCATCGCGTCTTGCCGAACCGAATCAAGATCAGTGAACCAAGACAGCGCAATAAGCTCTTGTTTGCATCTTTTGATGTCATTTTCGAGGAGATAGTCTATTTCATCTTCAGATAGGCCCAATCCAGATTCGGCAATGTTTCTGCCAACTCCAATGGTTTCGTAACCAGCGGGACACGTATAAACGTGTGAACGCACACCCTCATGTCTTCTTAGTTGTTTTATTAGTTTGCTCATTGAGTTAAGCCTTTTGTTTTTTCATACGTGCGTAATCCGCCTAAACCCAGCATCCCCATAAGCACCGTCATTAACGAGTCCATGTCAAACGCAGGAAGTTGTGGTATATCCGCACCTGCAAAAGCAAACCCAAAGGTAATCATTGGCACAAGGACAAAATGCCACACCATAGCGAAAGACAGTCCCCAACCTAAGAAAGGACGCCAGCCTGCAACGAAAATAGATCGGTGTTGCGCCTCGGCCTTGTTGACCTCAAGTTGACCCATGTTGGCTTCATGGGCATGGCGTTCAGCCATTGTTGCAATATCATGTGCAAGTTTGGCTTTCTGGTCTTTATCCTCGACAAATTTGTCAAGCAAACCAGATATAGGGCCAATCAGTTGATCAATCATCGCATGTAGTAGGTTGCCAACCCAACGATCGACGATATAAGAATCCAGATAAAACGCTCGGCAACTTTAACGCTTTGAGTGTTGTACCCGACCACTGACTTTAAGCCGTCTATATCAGCTTCTTGCTCGTCCAAACGGTACTCTAACCGATCTGTTCGGGCTTGATTAGCCACCAACTTTTCATCCACGCGGGCGATCATGGTCATAGCTTCGGTTATTTTATCGAGCTTTGCCTCAATCCTATTAAGACGTACTGCTTGATCGTCCACGGGCACCATCCTTTTATTCGTCTACTTCGTCTTGGGTTTCGAGCGATTTAACAAGTTCTTCAAAAAACTTCTCTCGACCAAAGGATAGTTGGTCAAGGTTAAATCGTGCGCTGTTGAGTTTTCTATCTAAGTCATTTACGTGATTCAGCAGGGTTTTCTGCTGGTCAGTCATGTCTTCAAGAATGTACTCTTTTTCGTTCACTGTGATGGGGGTCTGTTCATTTTTTCCCATGTCAGTTTCTCCTGTGGTTGGTTAGTGTTTGGCCTTGCCTACATTGATCGCCATGATGTCAATAAAGCGGTACAGCTTGCCGATCCAAACGTCGTCTTTTGGGGTTTCGGTAACTGCCGCAATAATTGAACACACGGTAACAACCATAGGCGCAATCGCCGCTAGGTCAGATATTAGTTGCAGAATCATGCTGTATAGCCCTGTCCCGCAGTAATTGCGGCATTAGCGGCAGTCATGTCCTCGCCATCCCAATCGTCCTTGGCAACCATAATCTCAAGGTGAGCTACGTTACGGTCACAGCAGTCTTGACGCTCGTCGGCTTCCCACTCGTCGTGGTCACCGGCAATAAGGGCGTTGATTAGGTCTACGCTATGACCCATAGCAGTAAAGTCCTGTGTGCGCTCTTCAGCGGTTCTTACTTCGTCAGTCATTGTTTATGCTCCACGGCACGCCGTTTTCAATTGTTGGGTTTTTTTGCTCTGCGATGTTAGCCGCTAGTGACGCTTCAACAGCGTCCTTGTCAACACCACCTTCTTCGCTCCAGCACCAACCTAACACCTGCTCTTCGGTTAAATCGGCATAGGGTGTGAAATCGGGGCTAGATGCGTCGTAAGTAAACGAAGCAGTGCCGTATGCAGAAGCAGAGTAGGTGTCGTCACCAACAGTCTCTGAGTCATTTACACGCCAGTGGGCTACAATCACACCGCCGTCTGACACGTTGTGTTCCATTGTAGATATAGTCCATCTAGCCATTAGTTAGCTCCTTTAAGAGGCTCTACGATGACCTTCCCGTTAGAGTCAGTCCATTCTGTGTCAAACATATGCTGATCTTGCCGTTCGCCAATAACCAGCCATGAAATTGCATCTGTGCAAGTATTATCCTGCGCCGTAATTGCTAAGATATTCCCACTGACAGTGCCTTTTACAGCAGTCCAACCTGATTCATTTGATGTAAAACACTGCACGTCTCTGTTGAGCAAAACAAACGTGCCTTCTGTCATCCCCGCAATAGCGTCAATGTTGACTGACGCAGAGCCATCAATTAAATCTACTTTGCCACGATAAATGTTGTCAGCTTGCGGCGCTTCTACAAAAGAGTGGACTAGGTGGTGCGTGTCTGTTTTAGAAGGCAGTGGATGGTCAATTTTAAACGAGCCAGAGCCTTTTGACAGCGCTCCTGTAATCGTTAAAGCTCCATTATGGCCCGCCGCTCTGATTGTTTCGGTTCCACTACTATTTGTAAGTGTAAGGAGCGCAGAGTTATTTCCATCTTGGCCTATTTCTAATATGCTACTACTTGCAATAGCTTTGACTTTGACAGACGCTCCAGCAACACTGTTAGTTAAAAACGAACTGCCTATTGTTAGCCCAGTGTCGGGGTCTGTGTCTCCTATACCGACATTGCCAGAGCTGTCGATACGCATTGCTTCTGAAGTATTAGCTGTGAATACCATTTCATTGGTATTATGTTCGTATTTAATACTACCTATATCTGCATCGTCAGAGTCGCCAAAAAATATAGAGGCATTTCCAGTGTTGCCAGCTATTATTCCGTAACCAGCAGAGTTTGCTTCGTTAGAATTATTTTGTGTTAAAGCAAGAATCCCTAAACCACTGGTAGATGGTGTAGTTCCTACTCCTGCCGCCACATGAAATAATCTGGCAGGCGACACAGTTCCTATACCGACATTGCCTGAGCTGTTAATCACCTGACGTGGATTACCGTCACCATCTGACAAGACGATGTTATTGCTTGAGGTGCGGATGTCGAGGCCGCCTTGGTTGCCGTTGTAAGAACCAAGAATGGTGTTCTTCGTTCCAGTAGTTATTGCGGAGCCTGAGTTTTGACCGATCGCGGTATTGTTTGACGCAGTTGTATTAGCACCCAATGCATTATCACCGACAGCAACATTATTACTTCCTGTTGTATTAGCATCTAAAGAAGCATTACCTACAGCAGTATTTGTGGCTCCTGTAGTGTTAAGGTGTAAAGCGCTATATCCAACTGCGGTGTTGCCTGCTGCTGTTGTATTTGCTCTTAGCGACCTGCTTCCTAAAGCGGTATTGTAGTTTCCTGTCGTGTTGTCAGATAAAGTCCAATACCCGAAAGAGGCATTTTCT